GAGAATATAACAATACGAAATATACAGTATCGCTGCTACCAAATATACAATTTGTAAGATAACTAACTTATAGATATATCACCATTTGATAATGAGGAGCTTAAAATGAGACGTATTGAAGTTTACGAAATAATTGAAAAGTTTAGCCAAGCCAAAAGCAAAAAGGACCGTATATCGGTGCTTCAACAATACAGCGATGTCTGGGCGCTGAAAGACGTTCTGCGCGCATCTTTTGATGACACCCTACAGTTCAACCTACCAGAAGGCGCACCTCCGTACGAGCCGAATAAACCGGAATCCGTACCGTCTACCCTATTGAAGAAGCACAAGGAACTAGGATTGTTTATCGTAGGTGGTACCGGAGATGCCCTCCCTGCAGTCCGTCGCGAACAGAAGTTTATTCAGCTGTTGGAAGCCATTCACCCCACCGACGCTCAGCTTGTTTGCAATATGAAAGACAAAGATCTGAAGGTAAAGTATCTTACTAAAAAATTAGTACAAGAGGCTTTCCCAGAACTTATCCGTCAGTGATAAGTATTAGTATATAACCCTTCCCATCAACCACCTAACAGGAGCATCATTCGAATACAGAGCCTAACGTTTAAACGGTAAATTTCACTAATAAAAACTAAAGGAGACTTTATGTCGGAAATCCAAGAAGAGTTAGAAAAACAACGAAACGAATTGAAGCGATTCGCCCAAGTAGTCAACAAAAATAGACGAACGGTAGATTTAGCAACACACTGTAGTTTTTTAACCCAAACTATTCAGGAAATTTCGAGATAAGGAGGTGATCCCAATCTCTTCAAGACTGGGTGAATGTCTTGTCGTAGTGAACTTCGTAATAAATGGGTTATTCGAAAGAGTGATATAAACAATGCCTAGCTATGAATTTAGAAACAAAGAGACGGGAGAGGTCTGCGAACAGTTCTTGTCCATATCTAATTATGATAATTGGTTGATTGATAACCCAGGCTGGGAGCGCTTCTANACGAGCGCTCCTGGGCTGGTATCTCAATCAAAATCTACATTGAGTATGGCTGGTAAGGACTGGGAATCTCACCTGAATAATATTAAAAAAGGTGCAGGCAAGAAAAACACCATCAATACTTAAAGGTTTACAATGGCTAAAAAAGCTGCCACGCTAGCTGGTAACCAGCTAAATGTACAACTAAGAGAACCACTAACAAGTAACCAAGCTATTGCATTCAATAGCGAAAAACACCTAATCATGCACGGTGTAGCTGGCACAGGTAAAACCTATGTCGCGTGCTATCTAGGTTACAGAGCCCTGGCACAAAAGCAGCAAACCCGAATGGTTATCATTCGCTCAGCGGTACCGACTAGGGATATCGGGTTCCTACCAGGAACAGACAAAGAGAAGTCTGCTGTATACGAAGAACCTTATAAAGATATCGCTGCCGAGATGTTTGAGCGTGGAGATGCCTATGAGATTCTCAAACAGAAGTTTGTTGTGGAGTTTATGACAACCTCATTTATTCGAGGTATTACAATAGATAACGCTGTGATACTTGTAGATGAATGTCAGAACATGACCTTCCACGAGTTGGACAGTATTATGACGCGCGTAGGCACTAACTGTAGAATTATCTTCTGTGGGGATTTCAGGCAAGACGACTTCGCTGGCAAACGCGAGCAGTCGGGCTTAAATGACTTTTTTAAGATACTTAAATCAATGGATCAGTTTGATATGATAGACTTCCAGATTGAAGATATCGTGAGAAGCGATCTAGTGAAAGACTACATAATCGCTAAGAATGAACTAGGGCTTTAGTATGTATTCGACTAAAAATTTTACTGCTGATGAATTTAAATGTCAGCATACCGGCGAACACGGCATACAGAAACACGTAGTCGATAAGATACAGGAATTACGTGATATGGTAGGACGACCTCTAACCATAACATCAGCATACCGTAGTCCACTACACCCAATTGAGGCTAGAAAGCTCACACCAGGAACACACGCTCAAGGGCTGGCTGTTGACATTAAGGTTAACGGCGGAGCTGAGCGATATGAAATAATCAAGTGTGGTCTATTGCTGGGAGCAACCGGCATTGGTGTTAATAAAACATTTGTACATTTGGATTGGCGCGAAGACACTGCGGTCGCCTGGGAATATTAATGAAAAATATTATTATACAGTATATGATCACTTCACCCGAAGTAGATAAGCGAGGCGATATACAAGGTTGGAAGCGCTCTGATTTGTATCAAGAGTGTGCGCGGATATCTAGAGAATCGTTCAAGCAGTATGCTGATAAGATCGGTGCAGACCATCTGTACTGGGATGAGCGGATCACCACTAAAGGTCATGGTTGTAATACGTCGCTACTACACGAATGCGCGCGCACCTGGTTAGACCCTATGTTTGATCAATACGATAACGTGCTATTTGTCGATACTGATATTGTAGTAAACACTGACGAGAATATCTTCGACTTAGCTCAATCAGGTGCTGACGTGTATGGTGTGCTAGAGTCTGACTTCGTAACGGCTTCGGGTGGGGGGTACAACTCGTGGGATAGTAGCAGTGATACCTTCAACAACTTCCGTAAGAAGTTTGAAATGCATGGGTGCCCGGTACTACCAACGTTACCACCAAATCGCCCTAGCAAGATGACTATCATGAACACTGGTGTAGTGATCTGGTCCCGCGAAGCGCGACTACGAGCTCGTGAGCTATTCACCCCTTGGGAAGAATGGTGTTACACTGGCGACTTCCATATGTCTATTATGAATGATCAACCATACATCTCAGCGATGTTTGCTAAGCATGAGTTTGACATCGAAACAATCGACCAGACATGGAACGACTCTCCCCACTACAGCACAGAACAAGAATTCTTGGATAAGGCTAAGTTTTGTCATTATACGGGCGGTGACTGGAAGATTGATATGGTCCAGCACTGGAATGATAGACGGTATAAAACCCAGCAATAATGCAATAATCTACAGAATCCCCCCCTACTTCGCTCGGAGTAGGGCTCCCCTAAAACGCGCCCCCACTAATACTGCGCGTGAACACCATCAAAAAAACACNAAATAATTGAAAAAAAACTGAAAAAAAAGTGTTTTGCCTGTTGTCTTTGTCACTCAAACAAGTATAATAGCTATATTGAATGAGAACTGAGAGAGAGATTGATATGTTTAGATTGCCTGAGTTTTACGAAGTTGAGATGTCTTTTGACGACGCGTGGAAAATGATGGCTCGCCGTGGAAACGGTGACTGTCTTGAAGGTATGAAGTCTATGGACCGTCTCTGGGCTGAATACATTAACCTGCCCGGTGAAGAGCAAGACGACGATGAGTTCTACTACAACTGGTCGTACGAGCTAAGCGCTTACAACGTTGTATATGAAGGCATGTCACAGCTGTTTGGAAACGCTGCGTAACAATCAAACTCAAAGAGACTGGAGTACAAATTATGAAATTAGTTATCCACACACAATTCCGCGAGAACTATGGTGCCCACGATTGGGACGGCAAGGGTTTGTGCCCGCAGTACTGGAAGAACAAAGGTGGTGACACCTACGTTGTCGAGTGTACTCTGCAACAGGCGATGGACGCTGGCTTCTATGCCGCTGTGGGTCGTTGCATTGCACACCGCTCTGATTATTCTGAGGAGTATATCATTGGCGAGAATTTGGTGGATGATGTCTGCTTTGATCCTGATCGGGTAGTTGAGGAGTGGGACACTGCTATCTACGCCACTCTAGAGAATGGTGTTCTAGAGTGTGTTCGAGATCAAAAGAGTTACGATATGAGCAACCGTGTTATTGGTTTTCGCACTTGGTTGCAGGATGCTGATGGCAAGAGCAATATCAGCTATGTGGAAACGGANGAGGCAGCGTAATGAATATGAGTNAGAGTTCGGTGAAAGGGTTGGATAGAAAAGAGCAATACATGCAAGCCGCGGTCCGGTATTACATATACGAGAGCGAAAACCCTGACTGGTCTGGGTTGAAAACTGAATTGGAAAATTTAGGGTATACTTCCAGTGAAGTTTATTGTATAATGTTGGGAGTTCGCGAAGGCGATTATTAATATAGTATGAAAGAGAGTATTGAATGAATAGAGATAAAGTAATTTTAGTAGATTGTGATGGCGTCCTATTAGATTGGGGATATGCTTTTGAACAATGGATGGCCCGTCATGGGTTTGAGTTAAAGAATCCGGATGTGTATAACGTTGGCGAACGATACAACCTGGATAAGAAAACCGGCCGGATGTTTGTTCGTATGTTCAACGAATCCGCTCAGATCCGAAAGCTGCCCCCTCACAAGGACGCCATCAAGTATGTACGTAAACTGCATGAGGAGCATGGGTATGTGTTTCACGCCATCACCTCCCTAAGTACTGATACGTACGCTCAGTATCTACGTAACAAGAACTTGCTTGAATTGTTTGGCCGTACAGCATTCGAGAAGTTCATATACTTGGATACTGGAGCTGATAAAGATGAAGAGCTAATCAAGTATAAGGACACTGGATGTATCTGGATCGAAGACGTTGTTGCTAACGCTGAGACGGGTGCTAAATTCGGTCTCGAGCCTTTGTTGATGGAACACGTTTACAATAAACACGACACCATCCCCCGTTGTAGCAACTGGAAAGCTGTGTACGAATATATCACAGGAAGTTAAATCGGGTATAAATATTGTTCACCTAAATCAATATTAATTCTATAAAATATGGTGAACAATGAAATATGTAGGTTTCAGTGAACATTATCATGACTCAGGCTTCGCGATAATAAATCAGAGCGGTCAGGTTGAGTTTGCTACTCACGGCGAACGGTACTCTAAGAAGAAAAACGACCCCCTTATTCCCGATGAGCTATGGGATATGGTTTCGGACAAAGACCACGTTTCATTCTACGAAGATCATACAGTGAAGTTTGATATGCGTGGGGGCGCTGGGGTCAAAGGCGACATCAGTAAGGTTGTTAATAACAAACCTCGGGATGCGGAGGAAGGGTTTTCCCGCGTTGTAGTGCCAGAGTCACTTGTATACGACGCTAAGCACAAGCACCACGAATCTCATTGCGCAGCTGCGTTCTATACGCGTCCATGGGACGACAAACACGACACTGTGCTAGTGTCTATTGATGGTGTTGGAGAGCTCCAATGTGCTACGATTATGGACTCCAACTTCAACCTAATCAAAGAGTGGCACTATCCTAAATCCGTTGGTCTCGTTTATACTACCGTAACTAAATTCTTGGGCTTACGTCCACTCGAAGATGAATATGTTGTTATGGGGTTATCTGCCTACCAAGAAACATGCCCAGAATCAAAGGCTATCACCGATTGGTTGATTGACTGGTGGGAAGATCTATCTACTCTAGCCCCTGAAGTAGCGTATGGGATTGCTGTAGGGGACATCGAGAAATCTCAACGAGAAAAGGATCGCGTAGTATTCCGTGAGGAGTTGCGGGCAAAGGTTAATGCTGTAGAAGACAAAGTTGCTGCTCGAGCAACACAGGACTTCGCTGATTATGCAATTATGCAGATCATGACTGAAGCAGCTAAATACGGTAAGAAGCTATGCTATTCGGGTGGTTGTGCTCAGAACGTTGTTATCAACTCTCGCTTATTCGAGTTGTTTGACGAAGTTCATATTGCAGTATCCCCGACTGATGCAGGCTCTGGTCTAGGAACTGCTGCTATGACATGGGCAAAGGCAACTGGCAATGATAAACTTATATGGAGTCCGTACTGTGGATACAACATTGATAGAGAAATTAATCCTCGAGAAGTTGTCGATCATCTTCTCCAACACAAATATTGCGGAATCGCTAATGGTCGCGCTGAGTTTGGTCCTCGCGCTCTTGGCAATCGATCCCTGATTGCTGATGTTAGGTATGATGTGCAAGACACGGTTAATACCATCAAACGTCGACAGAAGTATCGTCCGTTCGCTCCTGCAGTGTTAGAAGAGTTCGCTAGTGAATACTTCGATGGCCCGATGAACGAGTATATGCAGTTCACTTCTGTCGCTAAACACGACTATGCACCAGTGACTCATGTAGATGGTACCGCTCGTGTTCAAATCGTTAAGAAGGACTGTGAATCAGTCTTTCGCAAGGTGATCGAAGAATACTACGAACGAACAGGCGTTCCTATGCTACTTAATACCTCACTAAATATTCGTGGCCGCCCTATGGTTAACGATGAGCACGACGCGGAGTTGTGGGAACAAAAATATGAAGTAAAGGTGTTTTGATATGACTGAAGAAGTACTACAACAACCAATACAGCCAACGGCAACGATTAAAAAGAAAATCGCGCTGGAAGTTGAATTCGACACCACGCAAAAACAAATACTAGGAAATAGATACCAAGCGCTACTTGACCTGGCTGAAGCTGTAGATGCTTGGCGAATCTTCCCAAGAGCATTTATCACCACATACATCGTTATATTATATCAAACCGTTAACTGGTTTATGACACTACCAGATCCAAACACAGCTCAAGCAGGTTTGATCTCGGTAGTAGTTGGTGCTGGTGCTGCTTGGTTTGGGTTATATGCTAACACAGGTTCCGGTAGACAAATAAAGAAACTCACACAGGGTTAGTATGAAAATTGAAAAGGTGAGTTGGCGTGGCACACCAGGTGTTGGCGACGTTATGTGGGCGCTTAACTCCTGTCACGCATATGCCCAACGCGAGGGTGTAAAAATAGAGCTCGAGATGCACTGGGAACATGGTGAGGATTACTACCATCACTATGAAGACCCGGAAACCATTATCGAGCGCATGAACTATCTTCACAATTTCTATGTAGACAAGGAAAGGGTGACAGTTGTCCACGTATTCAATTCAACCGGCCGGTATACTGATTGGAAGTATGCTGATGATGTTGTTATAGAGGACGGCCGCTCACGAGTTACCGCTAGATCGGGGAACTCCCCTAAGAATAGATTCTGGTTTGAGTCTGGTGCTTATGATGATAATGACGGTACTCCCGTACCAGACAACAATTATATTTTCCGGAAGAGTTCCTTTCAGCCTACAAATACCAAGCGTATAGTGGTGTGGACACCAGTATTCAACGCTGAAGCTCCAAGAACCTGGAAACGCTTATTTACGGCTAGAGATTGGGGTATGCTGATGACTGAGTTGAGAGAGAATGGATTTGATGTCCAGGAGATAACATACCGCACACCTATACGAGAAGCTATGTATCTAATATCAACAGCGCGCTTGTGTATATGTTATGATGGTATGTGGCACTACGTAGCAAAAAACTTTGCAAGACCCACAGCAGTTATTAGCCCAGAAGGCGTCACCCTATACCATACACCTAATGCCGTTCGTGTCCACCCGATAGATACGGAACACATGAACATATGGTGGTGGATGGACAATTTTTCAGACTTTCTGGGTCACACTAAAACCAAAGCAATAAACTATGAACAGGATATGAGGATTCGTTATGGAAATGAATAGAGAGAACTTTCACATCGATCGAGCCGTTATTGAGGTTGCTGGGGGATGTAACTACTCATGCTCAATGTGCCCTCAAGATTTGCGAGAGGGCGGACGTGATAAGCGTTTCCGCCGCATCATGAAGCTAGACGAATTCGAAAGGTATGTGGCGGATTGTGCTCAATACGGATTGCGTGTAGTAAACTTGGATGGATCGGGTGAAGCTACGATGGCGAAGAACTTACCTGAGTACATTAAAGTTGTTAAGAAGTATGACGCTCAAGCATTTATATTCTCTAATGGGTTTAAGATGGAAGGGCAGTACATGAGAGATTGTGTTGATGCTGGATTAGATTTCTATCGATTTTCGTTCATCGGCTCTACTGGGGAAGATTATTCTAAGTGGATGTATAACAGCATCGGTGGTGCGTACGAAAAAATTAAACAGAATATTAAAGAAATGGTGGCGTATGTTGAGGAAACCGGATCTAGCTGTGTCGTAGCTACGTATCACCTTATTACAGATAATAGTAACATTGACCAGGAACTCAGTCGGTACAAAGCGCTTGTTGATGAACTGGGCGTTAAGACTGAGATCTGGAAGATGCACAACTGGTCTGGAGTATATGACATCGGAGACAATGCTCGAGCTGGTGGAATTAAAACCTGTGGTCGCCCATTCTCACCAGACTTAGTTATTCGTGCTGGTGGTATGGAAAAGGGTAAGACTGGTGCCGTACATCCATGCTGCCAGGTATTAGGTCAAGATGAAAACGCCGTGTTAGGTCATGCCTCTGAAGAGAGTGTAATAGATATCTTCTTTGGTGAAGAGTATGAAGCCCTGAGAGAAGGACACCGTACCGGAGATTATCCCGACTACTGTAAGACGTGCGACTTCCTGATAGACGATCCAGAGACATTGGTATACAGCAACCATGACCGCGATTTACACAAAATGCATGGAACAGATTTCTCGTTAGAAGACTACCGATAGTTACAGTCTGAATATATAAAAGCAGACTTTATCTACTTTGCAGGAATCTAATGAATGAGAGTTTTACATAATAATGTTTTGGTAACTCAACAAAAGGAACAGGAAACCACCACAGCCAGTGGTCTTATATTGTCCGCTGTTAAGCCATCTGGTCATAAACCAGCTCAAGTGATCGGAATGAGTATTGAAATTGCTCAAAAAAATACTCTAAAGGCTGGTGATGTAATTATGTTTGATTGGGGTAAAGCGATCGCTGTTGAGCTCGATGGGGTGCAATGCGCGGTCGTTGACTACGATGACATTAAGTTGATATTTGATTAAAGATGAAATGTTTCGTAATTGCTATACCCGGCCACGCTAAATCTCAGCGTAGTGCGGATCGCTGTATCGAGTCGGGTGTGGTATATGGCGTCGATATACAAAAGTTTGATGCTATCACACCTGACACACACGCTGTGGAATCTATCTATAAACGCGAAGGGATTACAACGAGCAACTTCTCTAACTATTATTCGAAGTGGGATAATGTTCTAGCATGCTTCCTATCACACTACACACTGTGGATGTCGTGTATGAACCACAACGAGCCATATGCAATATTTGAGCATGATGCGGTAATCAACGCCCCTCTACCTCAAACGCTACCGATGTTCGTTGGTTCAATTGGCAAGCCTTCTTATGGTAAGTACACCAATCCAAGCCAATTGGGTTGGGGAGAGTTGACCTCAAAAGCTCACTTCCCAGGAGCACATGCATACATAGTGACCCCTGCTGGAGCACGCGTACTGTGTGAATCAGCAAAAGCGGATGCTTGTACACCGGATGTATTTTTAAGTAAGCGACGATTTGAGTGGCTGCAAGAATATTATCCGTGGTGTGCGTATGCTGATGACTCATACAGCACGGTTCAGAAAATCCAGGGATGCTTAGCTAAGCACAACTTCAGTTCCGACTTTGAATATTTGGAGCAGTGATGGTTACGGTTGCCTGCGTGTTATGGGGAGATAAATTCTCCCCAGATTATGTGTACAATCTCAAGTCTTCTGTACAGCGTAATAGTACGGTTGACCATAAGTTTGTGTGCTTCTCGGATAGGTTATTGCCAGGTATAGATACTGTGGTACTTAATCAGGGCTTAGCTGGTTGGTGGAATAAACTGCAGCTGTTTGATGGTAGATTAGATGGACAGGTTGTCTACCTAGATCTGGACACGTTGATTGTGGATAACATAGACTGGCTTCTTTCGTATAAAGGATCGTTTGCTGGTATAGAGGACTTGGGTTGTGTAAACCCACATCAAGCTCATTTGAAAGGTAGGCTGCAAAGCGGAATTCTTTGCTTTGATGCTCAGTCCGCTAGTTGGATATGGACTACATTCTTTCTCGCGCGCGAGACGATCACCAAAACCTACAGAGGGGATGGTGAATATTTAAACGCTACGGTAACCAAGCGCGACCTTCTACAATCATTATATCCGTCCGAGATAAAATCTTATAAGTATCAAGTATACCCTGATAATATTGATGGGGCTTCTATAATCTGCTTTCATGGTAGACCTAGTATAGTCCAATCTATATCAGAAATTGTTGCAACCGCCAGAGATAAATACATGCCACAATCGTGGATACGAAATCACTGGAGATAGGAGTTATTATGCTTAGTAGTTTAATAGGATCTCTGCTTGGGTTTGGGTCGTCTGTAGTACCTGCTATTACTGACCACTTTAAAAGTAAACAAAACCAGAAGTTTGAGCTCGAAAAGATGGAGAGGATGTTCCAGTTACAAAAATCTGGATACGACCACGAGATCAGAAAATTTCAAGAGATGGGGCTACATGAGGAGCAGAAGGCTCTGCTGTTACATGATACGACCATATCTCAACACACAGGCTTCATCTCGGGGCTACAGCGATCAGTTAGACCAGTTATTACATACGCGTTTTTTATTGTATTTGCAATGGTTGAATATACCATTCTAATGAGCGCTATTGACGGTGGGATGGAATTGGGTAGAGCTATACAGATCGTGTGGGACGATAATACCCAAGCAATATTTGCTGCCATTATATCGTTCTGGTTTGGATCTAGAGCAGTAGAAAAGGCACGCACAGTACAGGTCATGACAGTGGATGGTAAAAAATGAGAGAGCGTATAATTAAAGCTGTACAGTCTCATGCGAAAGGACACATCGATAAACATCTGGCTAATATTGAGGTTTATCTAAACAATCCTGTTGGTATTGGAGAGCATCCGGATATTATTGGGGCTATTGAGATCGAGCTAAAGGCAATTTCAGAATATGAAGACCAGCTTGAGATTATCTCAAAATATTTGGGTTAGTAGATATGTATGTGTATACTGCAAAGGTTAACCGTTGGGTTGACGGGGATACTGTTGACGTTGATATTGATCTTGGCTTTGATATTGTTCTTCATAACAAGCGCGTCCGTCTATTCGGTATTGATGCTCCTGAGTCTCGCACTAGGGACCTTGAAGAGAAACGCAGAGGCTTGGAAGCGAAGGAGTACTGTGAAAAAATTGTAGCGGTAGGATCAACTATCCAGATCAAAACTCACAAGCAAGGGAAGTACGGAAGAATCCTAGGCGAAATAATGTACGGGGGTATGAATATTAACGATCTGCTGGTAGAGGAAGGATATGCAGTCAAGTATTATTAAACTAGCAGCGGTACTGCTGCTCGCGGTTACCCTATTGTCGTGTGATAATAACGCGCGCGGTCCCGAATTAGTCAAGACTCACGACTATAGCGGCAAACAATTCCCAATTACTGTAATGGTGTTTGATAGTGAGCGCGCACTGAATAACTACATCCACAGCCAAAAATTACTCACCAGAGATGAGCAAGTACAAGGGCTAGCGTTGTGGTCACTAAATAAAAACGACCAATCGGTGATGAACCACTGCACTATATATGTAGTAGAACCGAACGGTGCCAAAGACTATAAAGAATTGACTACGTGGGGACACGAATTAGTGCATTGTGTATATGGGTCCTTCCACAAAGATGGGATTAGATAATGAGAGTAAATATTTTAGGCAACGGTGATCACTGGAAGCTGTTCGAACGTGGGACCGAAGGAAAATTGCTAGTGTGCAATATGCCGCCCATCGATTTTACTTCCGAAGAAGTATATGCCACCTGTATGGTAGACTTCAAAATGATGAAGGCTCTGCAAGAAGGAAAGAGCAACCTGGGTCAGTACGACTGGGTACTGGGTACTCGCCCACGAAAGTGGATGGAGATGCAGCCAACATTTTACTTAAAGTATTCACAGAACATTAAGGGGTTTCATACCCACATCCCCACATACGCTCAACTACCCGGCCATACATTGGCTCAGGCAGGTACTAACTACAGTTGCGGCCACATGGCTGTTGATTATGCATGCCGGTCCATGAAGGCGACTGAGGTGCATTTATACGGCTTTGACTCTATGTTTGACATGAATCTCAAGAGTCACACAGATACCTTTCTAGAGAGCGATCGTAGTCCGTTAAACACACATCGTATGGCAAGTAACTGGAGACCAATTTGGAATAAGTTCTTCAGAGAGTTTGACAAAGTACAGTTTTTCGTGTATCATAGTCATAACGGCTTAAAATTTAAAGCTGCTGATAATGTTAAGGTTATTGTGATGGAGAGCGAGCAATGAAGTTTGATTTGAATTCAATTATGTATAACACAAAAAAATTCGTATCNGATACGTACAAAGACTTTACAATGGTCTGGAGCATATACCCAAACGTGCTGGTTTGGTCTGGGGTGATAGGAATAATTTTATTCTTNATATAAAAAAAGGGGACTTTATGTCCCCTTCTTATTACTAGTATACTTTGAATGTGCGTTTGAAGATATCATGCTCTTCAGGTCGACCACCGTCAGCCTGGAAGTTTTCTTCCCACTGAGCCCGAGTCGTCCAAGCAACACCTACATCGGCGTTAGTATCCTTTAACTCACCACCGATAAATCTGCCTAGGTCAGGTGCACCGTAGTACAGATCGACCATATCAAATCCTTCTACACAGTATGGAGCAAATACCTGACGAACTTCGTCAGCACTGAAGTCCTCACCCTGATTTTTAGGTACACCAAGGAATACTACAGCATCGAACCTTGGACCTGGCGCCATGTTCAATTCAAGCTCAGCAGCAGGCATACCATGTCGGTATTGGTTTGTACACTTAATCAAACCTTCACGCAAACCGTTGTTATTATACAGAGTGTGCATTACACCGCGGTGTCTGACAGGGTCTGGTGATGTGTAACAAAACTCGCCCTTGTACCCATACATCTTAGCGACAATTGGTAAGAATTGGAATACAACATTCGTGTCAGCAGCATTAGCTAGTTGAGCGCGCTCAGGGGTCACTGCATCAGGGATGCGGTCATGACCGATTGGCAATACCCACGAAGGTACGTCGGCATTAAAGTGACCGACAAACAATATGCTTTGATAGCCTCTATTTTTAATGGCATTCAGATACATAGGAGCTCGGTTGAGAGCTTCCTCTATAACGTTAACATCTGGTGTTGTGTGAATAAGACGAATACTGTGCTCATTCAGCTCAGCTTTCAATTGTCCATTTAACCGGCGGGCGATCTGTTCTTTCTCTTGAGATTGTACGTACTGATATACGTGACCATCAGAAGTATCCCGCAGAATTTTTTCATTTAGTAGGTTGAAAAACATTAGTGTTATTTCCCTTGGTAGATTTTAAGAATATATTCTTCAAACTGTTCGATCTTCTCTAAACGGTTTGGCCATAAGATGTAATCCTTTTCAGGAGCATCCTTTAAGTTTGCTAGCAATGGCTGTATAGCGTCATAGAGACTATCAAGCCGATTCTGTACGTCATCAGCCGTCGACTGCAGCTCTCCCATCTGTTGGACAGACTCAAGATCGTGCTCATCGACTAACGTGAAGCCGAAATCGAATAGTTCATTTGTCATGCTTTTATTTATATCAAATTAATTTGTTGACTAAACAGGAGTCATGTAGTATGGTATACCTGTAGCCAATCCGGGTATACTATGATTATTACGTACTCGTCGAGCGTTGGCTAATGGGTGTATTTATAATAACATATAGTGCGCAAATGAGAAAAGAGGGAAAGCTATAATGATAACTCACCGCAGACACATTGCTAAAGCAATCACGTGGCGCGTTGTTGGGACAATGGATACCATAATGATTAGCTGGCTACTCACTGGGTCATTTGCAATAGGTGCAGCTATTGGAGGCTTAGAGGTTATCACTAAGACTGTTCTGTATTATCTACACGAACGTGCTTGGTATAGCTATATTCCTTTTGGCGTAGAAAAAGACGTTGACTAATTAGTCTAGCAGTAGTAATATAGTGTATTGATTAGGAGAACAGTACTATGATTCACGGTAATATGCGAACCTATGCTAGCGGACGTAAAAAGAAGTATAATGCTTGGAGTAAGAAAAGCGACGAAGCTAGGTACAAAGATAGACCATTTGTCGAGTACAAGTCGGCCGAAGTGTACAGACGGGGAGACACCAGTCATATACCCTCTCTTGTATCGGAAGGTCATAACTGTAGCCGACCAGCTAGGCATGAGTATACCGGTACCTTAATTAAGGGTATTAGCACTATGCACAAGAGTAATGCTGTTCCCATCCTTAGCAACGAAGAAGCCAAAGAACACGCTACCATGCGTAGATAACATTGACGGAGACTATACACAATGTTGAAGCACAACTACAGCACCACAGAAGTACTAACTATTTTACAAGAAGAATGCGCGGAAGTAATAGTACAGGCGTCGAAGATAAAGCGTTTTGGTCACGAACCACGTCTCATGAGACGACTAGCGGAAGAGATCGGTGATTTGCAATGCATGATAGATATTTGTCAAGAGTATGACCTAATATCGTTCACTGACATTGAGGAGTACGGTCAGCAGAAGCGCGAGAAGCTCAAGGTTTTTTCAGATATATTGGGTTGATCTGTTGTCTTGTGTTGCAGAGTGTAGTATAATGGTCGTTAATTGTGAAGGAGATGTTATCACATGCGAATAAGGAATTTGAAGTACCTGCGCCGTGTTAACCGTGTTGGGGCGACCGATCCAGTTAAGAAGAATATGGATAAGCTCACCCGTCCAGCGACCCACATAGATAGAAAAAAAGAGGCGAAGAAGAATGGAGAGTACTATGTTTAATGTGGTAGTGTTGCTTCTCAGTTGCTATGTTACATTTCTTGCTATTGATTTGTTTGTATCCTACAAAACAAGAGCTGAGTATTTGCACAACCACTTAGAAGATACTAGTCGTATGTCGTACTTCAACATATTCCGTAGAACTCATATGGTCAGTTTGGTTGGTACGGTTGCATTTGCCGGTTTCATATTCGTTTTAGATTTGATCATCGATTTTATCAAATAACTCTTTACCTTAACTAATCCTTGGAGTATAATATATGAATGTTAGTAAAGCTGAACGGTATGCTATGATTCGACGTGCTGCGCTCAAGATTCAAAAGCGCAGTAAGGTTCTGAAGTCCAACAAACGTCTCGCCAAGCAGGTTGAACAGCTGGACAGAGACACTAGAAATAACACCGTTAGCTACGAGACTAATGATGCTTATATCAACGCTTACTTTTCTGAAGTAATTAATGCCAACAATCAAGAGGAAACTTATAATGGCTGAACAACAAATGGAAAACCTGATTGACTTGGGTAAATATCCACGCAATGATGTAGAATTGATTGCGCGCGAATTCCTTCGAATCGTGTATTTAGAAACTCTAGACGCGTTCGTTCAAGAGCAGCAGAAAGAGACTAAAGATACAACAGTTATCGGTAATATGGAAGATATTCTCAAGGGGCTAGAAACCACTATCATCGTTCTAGATGGCGGTCCTTCTTTCTTAGAGTATGTGCATGCCGACGCTGATACTTCCCCGTCCACCGACGACGAATTCGACCGTTTCTAAATAGGAGATTATGCTATGAGTAAATACACCTTTGATGCCCTAGTTGAACAATTGAAGTCTGCTGTGTATGAAGTAACCTTCACCAAGGTTGACGGAGAAACGCGTGTGATGCCTTGTACGCTGTCACCAGAGTACTTGCCAGAATCTGAAGTGGCACGAGCTCGCACTGATGGTGAAGTCAAGGTTAATCAGGCTGTAGTCAGAGCATTTGCTATCGATAAGCAGGCATGGCGTTCGTTCAGAGTGGACAATGTAATTTCGATGAGTCTGGTAGACTGATGGCTGTGGATGAGGCAGAAGTTTTTCTCACTAAAAAAACCTTTTCAAAAATGGTTGAAAATTTAGTTAGAGAAAGTCGTCACGTTTCGTATATGGATGCCATAGTACACATATGTGATAAAAATGGTATGGAGATTGAGGATGTTAAGAAGTTTCTTACTCCTTCAATAGTCGGTCAACTAGAAGCAGAGGCAAGGCATTTAAACTATCTACCGAGAGTGAATACGTTGGATGTATGATGTAGTCAAAATAATACCCCCAGACCTTATTCAAGAGGTTGTTGAATATGGCGATACGGCCCGACTGTATCGCACTGGGGTAACGGCTAAGGGTAAAGACTTATATGATCCTTCAATGCGTAAAACTATGGCTGTACGTATTGATCCTAGGCTGTTCCCAGAGGTTGTGGATATTATTGAGACCCATATAAACGACGGTACGTCGGTGAATCAGTTTGACTTCCTGATCTACCAGCCCGGTGACTACTTTAAGCCTCATAAGGATACTTTCCGCGAGTCTCGTTTAGAGGACTATCGAATCTGGTCTACAGTCACTATGCTGGATAAATCGGATGATCTTGAAGGTGGTGCGTTACACATTGATGGATGTGATCCAATTAATCTAGATATAGGTGAGACGGTCATATTTAAATCTGACTTGGTTCATGAGGCACAGCAGGTTATATGTGGCACCAGAAAAGTCTTGGTTGCTTGGCTAGGACTCCATAAGTTCAATGATATAAATATAGTTGACTAATAAGTCAATATACGTTATAATAAAACTGTTATACAAAAAATATTTAAGTACATACAATACGAGGTTATTACAATATGTCTTTTGCAAATCTGAAGTCCAAGTCTATGGACATCAACTCTTTAGTGTCAGCTGCTCAGGAAGCGTCAGGCGCCGTTCAAACAAATACTAACAAATACCAAGATGACCGAAAGTGGAAGCCTACTGTCGATGATAGTGGTAATGGTTATGCTGTGTTACGTTTCTTGCCTGCAGGTGAAGGTCAAGACCTACCATGGGTACGTTACTGGGATCACGCTTTCAAAGGTCCAACCGGTCAATGGTACATTGAGCGTTCACTCACCACCATCGGTCAAGCTGACCCATTGGGCGAAATGAACTCGCGGTTGTGGAACAGTGGTAACGAAGAAGATAAAGAGACGGTACGTCGACAGAAGCGTAGACTACACTATATCGCTAACGTTCTGGTTGTCAATGATCCAGCTAACCCATCAAATAACGGCAAAGTTATGTTGTATGAGTTTGGTAAGAAGATCTTTGATAAAATCATGGATATGATGCAGCCTGAATTCCCTGGAGAGACTCCTGTCAATCCTTTCGACTTCTGGAAAGGCGCTGACTTTGAATTGAAGATCCGTAAGGTTGAAGGTTATCGCAATTACGATAAGTCAGGGTTCAAAGCGCCAGCTGCATTGTTCGATGGTGACGATGCGCGGTTGGAATCTACCTACAATTCGATGTATGATCTAAACGAATTCGTTACCCCAGATTTCCCAGGAGCACATGATCCTAAATGGTTTAAGAGCTATGATGAGCTGAAGTCGCGACTAGAAACTGTTCTAGGTATGGCTACTGGTACTGGAGCTACGTTGAGAAATGAAGCACTTGCTCAATCGGCCGGAACAGCTAGTATTAAAGAAGCTAGTGAACCAACCATCGTATCTGCTGAACCCGCTTCAGTAGCGGCAGTCGCTGATGAAGATGACACCCTGTCATACTTTGCTCAGATGGCCCAGCAAGACTAAACAGATCTGTCCACCACAGATGTCCTTAGCCACCTTCGGGTGGCTTTTTTTTACCTAGTACCCTGATCGAACGAGTCCATAGTTGAAATGCCACCACCCCAAGACACTGCCATCGTTCCGTTACTAACGTTTGTTGTGCTGGGTGAGCTAATTACTATGGGGGACACCATGCTAGAAATGTTATTGAGTTGGCTTGTTTGATTAGTGATAGTTTGTCCAACAGTGTTCTGAGGAACTCCAGCAATCTGGCTAATACCTTTAAGCTGAGATGTAACGTCTTCTATATGGCCGACCTTTAACCCTGGAGCAAAGTCCATCTCAGGTAACCCATCAAACCAACCCGACCCTATCTTAGACCCTTCCCACATAGCATTCATTAGATATATGGTCTTTGCTGTACTCTTAGCAAAGCTAAGCATTTGATCTTCATAGTCATCGAAGTTAACGGAGTTTAAATTCATTACTCCTGTAGCTAGATTATTAAACGCGTCACCAGCTACATTCATAGCATCAACGTTTTTGTAGTCTAGATCAATTCCATTGAGCTTTGCCAGGGAACGTGCGGTTTTACTGAAGATATCATCATCGTCGCTTCTGCCAAAAAATGACCCAACCCAATCGCCGATACCTTTGATCCAATCTACTCCAAACACCGCCGCCATACCAGCACCGATAGCTATCAACGACCCACCGACTTTCAGTAGATTGGTACCATCTAAAGCAGATAATGGGTTTAATCCTTTGGCGAGGTTGACCATCATGGTAGTCATACCCTCACCGTCGATACCCACCAACGCTGCAGCGTCCCCTATACCAGCAAGTGCGGTGAAGAATCCAGCAAGGCCAATACCGAATGCTGGTAGCTTAACAGCTGATGAGGGGGGTAGTACAGCACCTATAGCAGCTAAGCCACCCAGAGCTATCAGAGCGCTATCGTCAAACGCGTTTAGGCCAGTGCCCATCGCGATCATCATATTCTTGATTTGTTCCCCGTCTACCTTCAGGAGACCCATACCTTTATCGCCAAGAGCGAGACCAGCGAAGAAACCTCCTAGACCAGCACCCATTGCAGTCATGCCGATTGCTGCTTTGGCCGCGCTTTTAACACCAAACAGAGCACCTAAAGCACCACCGCCAGTCATAATACCGGCCATGATCAAAAGACCTTTATCTGGGGTTTCAGCAAACGCTTCCCCTAAGGTGATCATATTTTGTTTAGTAGCTGTCATGTCGGTACCGATCATTGCCTGCAGCTTATCGCCCATTGCAAGACCGGTGAAGAAACCACCTATGCCAAAGCCGAGCGCAGCGAGTCCAACGCCCATTCCAACGCCTTTGGCGCCAACCGCAACCCCAGCAGCCAGAGCTTTCTTCATACTTCCTTCTGGCTTAGCACCTGCTACAGGCGCAGAGCCAGCACTACCTCCGTAAGCGGAGCCCTCCGTGCTGTCGCGCCGTGCTTCTAAGTCGTCGAGTCTGTTTTGCTCCTGCTTTAAGGACTCACTTTGAAGGTGTTCGTGTATATTGCCGATAATGTGATTATTCTCAGCAGCAATATAATTAGACTCCCTCATCTCCTCGACTAGTGTTGCGATTGTCATTTATCATTGACCCTTTCGTTTAGACCTTTCGGTTCGCTCTTTTATATCTTCTATCAACATTGTGAGATAGATCTCCCTCTCCCAAGGCATCATCATTTCAACTTCCTCGAGCGAATAATTGTAATTATTCATAAGCTGGAAATTAACTTGATAATAATTGGCCAAGTTATCATGGGAGAGGTTGATTAAAAAAAATCATCCATCCCCTTTAAAGTTCTCACATTCTCATGGCCACAGCTACTACAAGTATATTCAATATCTTTGTATACAAATGGTATACCGTTAATGAATGATGCTATCTTCTCGTATTGAGATGTAGTCATCGACTCGATGAACGCTACAACATCCTCTCTCGGTTCAACCTTCAAATCAATCCGCTCTTCGTCAGTAAGCACAGAATCCATACAGATCAAGATCAACTCAAAAATAATTTCCGCTTGAGTTTTTGCTTGTGACAACGCATCATTATCCAAAAATTCTTCATATGTTGGGTAACGCATTTTAATAGTAATACTTGGACTCAGTTGTACAGTAGGATCTACTACTGGGTTAGCAATAGTTATTCCCTCAAGATCTACCTTTGTTACGTTGTCCGCGTTGCATTCAGAGCACGGTAACTGAATCTCAATTGTCTCGCCCACAGACTTGGAACGTATCATAGTAAACAAGTAATCCACGTCAAATGTAGTTAGGTGAGCGTCTAGATCAACTTCAACGCACGCTCTAATAGTCCGCGTGATTGCTCTAAGCAAGTCTTTACGATCCTGCGTCTCGAGCGCAATTAATAAGTTCTTTTGTTCCTTCACTAAAAACGGACGGTATGTTACCGCCTGTCCAGTTGAAGGGATAGTCACTTCATAACTCGGTGTCGAGTTTAATATCGGTAATGCCATTGTATAACCCTATTGTTAAATGTCGAATTTCAAACCACGGTTCAACGTTGATAATAAATCTTTCTTGACAGTCCAGTTTGTATATGAGAACTGCACTGACATTTCAACCAATCCATCAGGTTCGTTCGATAGTTGAATTGAAGATAAAGATGTTGGAAACGCTTGATTCAACTGAACCGTGTATATAGCATTGGCGAAGAAGTCGAATCCAATGTTAAAAATACCACCAATGCTTATTTCCTTACTGTACTCTTGACCGAGGATACCCGACCCGTCGGGCTTACGTAACTGGTGGATGGTAACTCTTTTAGCGTAATCTTTCTTGTATCCAACCTCGCCACGCTTTTCATCCACCATCAACTTACGCCACTCATCAAAGTATAACTTGGTATTATAATCATTCAAGACGTAGAACGTCATTGTGACGTCTTCTACCAAGAACCCATCAACGACCTTCTCGTTGAACAGGCCAATCGTTAGATCTTTGGTAGTAATCTGTTTACCTGGTAGCGTTACACTCTTACACATTAGGTTGAGTGTCCGCCCAGTGAATCTACCGATGTTGGGTAGCTCAACAGCAAACTGATTAGTCATCGCTAGGCCGTTTGCTCTACTGACCTGCGTTTTTAGTTGTTCTATACTAGCCATTGATCATTCTCTTGCTGTCGCTGTATACTTTAAAGTTATTTGCTTTGCGGAAATCTGCTGTTGGCAGAAAAGTAGCAATCTCCCACTCAGGAGCAGGAACTAGCGCAAATTGACCTCGTACATGAGTGTTTAAATAATGTTTAACACACGGCTTGAAATACTTTAACTTCGCTGATGCTGCTAGCAACTTATAAGATGCTTTGAATCTTGTTGAGTTAGTAAACTTCTTATCTGTTGTAATATCCATTAATCCGTCAAGTAGCTTAGCTCTCAGCGCTGGGGGAAGATAATGCAAATTCAGTCCCAGGAACCCACCCTCAGCTGGACCAATAACCACCACTAGTGGAAACGCATCATAATAAGGCAAAGTGTCTTTGTGCTTAGGATCATAAAAGAACATATACATCGAGCCGATCACTTCACTGCCCTTAGGCTGTAGTGGATCGGTCTTCATCAGCTGCTCGCGATTGATACTACGCATGTTCTTGATTTTATTCATGAACCACTTACGCGACTCTTGTGTTCGCGGCGTAATACCAGCACGGAATGCTTCTATCTCCAGCTTGTTAAAAAGATTAGACACTAGTGTCTCCGCGTTGAAAATTGTAATTGTATTTATAACTATTTTTTAGGTTTCTTTCTCGAGAACTTTCTCATCGGCTTCAACGCAACTCTGCCTTTAGGCTTCTGAGTGGATTTTGGCATAATACCAAAAGCCGTCAATTCTTTCTCGGTCCATATCTCAAAATGCCATCCTCGATTGAGAGCATACTCTTTCGCTGCGTGCCATTTCGACTGGTTCTTAATATAAGTCAACCCCTCGCTCAGTAACGTTTGGCGACGTTTGCCCTGTTTATTCTCTGGCTTGACGGTTTCTTTGAATGGCTTAACTTCTACCAGAATCTTCTTGCCATCACTGAACTCTATAGCAAAGTCCATAAAGTATCGATGAGGTCTCTTGTCTGTCTGGCAAATGTATGGGATAACAACTTCCTCGGAAGCCCAAGCGACTACGTTGGAGTTATCATCGCACCACTTACACACATGCCTTTCCCACATTGAACGATATATAACGTTATCAGCATCCCCAGCATACTTGGCTGGGTTCTTAGGCTTGTACCTACCTTTATATGTCTTCATTGTTTATTTTTGATTATAAATAGTTAACAAGTATTTATAGCGAGGTCTATCATGGCATTAGAAGCTGAAACTAACACAAGCACGCCGCCAACAGAAGTTGCTGATGAAACAGCTGCACAAGAACAAGAAATTCTGGATAAAACGGCGACGGGATCTCTTAGTGACGACGATATCCTAAGTGGTCCACTGAGATACCCTATCGAAAACGTTGATAGGTATCAGGGGTTTATTAAGTTTAGTCAATATGAAATTGAGGCACCTACATTTGGTGAGGCTACCGCGCAGGCGTTAAAAGATGGGGTAAGTTCGTCGACTGAAGCCGTTTCAGCGGCATCATCCGCAGCTGAGGAAAGCTCTGGTGGTTTCTTCGACGCTATAGGCGACGCCTTTGAAGCTCTAGTTGACGTGTTCACTGGGAAAGATGACGATAATGTTGACACTAACATCAGTGGACAAGATCCCAGCCAAGATCAGGCTATTACGTCACGGCGCATGATAGGCAAGGGGGATCCCATTACTCTGTATACCCCAGTAGCGTTAACGTTCAACGATAACTTGCAGTATGACAACCCTAGCTTGGGAGTGGTAGGAGCAGCTATGGGTGAAACCATGGTTAGTCAAGGTGGAGGTCTATTGAGCGCACTTGACACAGCTGTAACGCAAGGGTTTAAATCGGTGTCAGACACTTTCTCTGGTAGCGCTAAGACTGGAGATTTGGCGAGACTAGCATTGATAAGAGGGCTAAGTAAGGTCCCTGGAGCTGGTAATGTCCAAGAAGGGGCTTCTATTGCTGCCGGAGTAACTATCAATCCAAACCAACGTTCTTCGTTCAAAGGCGTAAATTTACGAGAGTTTAGTTTCCAGTTTAAGTTCATCCCTAAGTCTAAAGAAGAGTCCAAGGTGGTAGAAGATATCATACGGAGATTTCGCTTTGCTGCATATCCCGAGACTCTGGATGCTAGTGGCTCTGTGGACGTTGGTGGCGAATCCGTAGGCGCTTCTGTTGCACTAGGATACAAGTTCCCAGATCTGTTTGATATCCAAATTAAGTATAAAACTAAAACGGGGGAAGTTCAGGTGGGGCACAAATTCCTCAAATGCTTCTTGAAAAACATTGCTACCAACTACAACCCGGGTTCGATGGCGTTCCATAAAGATGGTAAGCCGGTAGAAATCGATCTAACGTTAAACTTCATTGAAGAGAAAACGCTGGACCGTCGTTCTATTTCACAAGGATACTAATATGCCATACTTCAGCTTCTTTCCGAAGACTCTATACTCATTTGGCGATGGTAAGGTTGCTCGCGCTCAAAATCTTGCTGCTTATGCTCAGATTATGGATGACATTAAGAACAATGGAGCGTTTTATCAGCAGTACCACATCATAACGGGCGAGCGCCCAGACCAGGTGGCTTTTAAGTTATATAAAGACCCACACCTATATTGGGTTTTGTTTATGATCAACGATAATTTGCGGGAAAAGGGATGGCCATTGAATCAACAGGAGGTTCTCCAGAAGGCAAAGAAAGACTTTCCCGACTACACTATCCACACTCATGATGTAATTCACGATAAGCTACTTGTAGGAGAGACTATCCACTGCAATAGATCAGGTCTTCGCGCGGATATAATTTACCGTAACCTCAAGTTAGGGGATATCACGGTGACTAATCTCAGAAAGCTGCAGGACGGGCAATATGTTCCTGTTGCCTTTTCTCCGAATGATATAGTAGACGGAGACCTAATTACCTCCGTTGAAACAAACGAATCTATCACTGCGGAATACTTTACGCCGGAACATCTAGCTGCACGCTACCATAGTATAGATGGAGAGTTAATTGACTATCTACCGTTTACCGGAGAAGGTCAAAACCAGGTTAGAGTAACCAACCTAGAATACTACGTACAAGAAAACGATAAACTCAAGGAGATAAACGTCTTGAAACCCGCTGTGGTTAATAGAGTGGTATCCATGTTTAACCAAGCTGTGAGTTCATAATGGGTAATTTTGCTATTGAGAAAGCTACCGCTATATTGATAGAGAGTGTAGTACTGCAGAGTCCATCTAACCCAATTCAGGTAGATATAAAGAACGTTGTTTCGGATATAGACATTTTCGAGCATATTGATAAGCCGTATGTCTCAGCAGTTCTTTCGTTCACTGATGGTGACAATATAGTATCGGCTCTCAATATCAGTGGAGCTGAAACAGTAGACATCGTATTGAAGGCTAATACTGTTGTAGCGGTTCCTGTAGAAATTCAATTCTATATCGATAAGGTGATCACGGCAGCTAAAGGTAACGAGACTAATGAGCTAGTAGCACTGCACTTGACTCAGACCGTTAATTACCGCTCTAACCTACAAAACGTCAACAAGGCATACAGCGGTAAGCCAACAACGATTATGGCTAAGATAGCGTCTGAGTTCCTAGATACTACTATAAAGGCTAGTACAGAACCTCCTCAGAAAATGAAGCTGATTGTTCCTAATCTTACTCCACTTAACGCTATGTCTTGGATTAAGAACAAGATAAGCACTGAGAAGGGTTACCCGTTCTACTTGTATTCGTATTTGGGTGGTGAAGAGCTATTCCTAGTAGATCTTAAAACAATGCTGGAAAAGCCAGCAATCAATGAGGGCGCTCCGTATACCTTTACCGAATCCGCTATACCTTCCCCTGACGAGAATTTCGATGACACTTCTCGTAGACGGATAATCATGGATTACCAAGTTAAAGACACCGACAACCTGTATAGTTTGATAGACCGCGGTCTTATTGGTGCTACCCATCAATTCATTGACGTAACCAATAACGAAGTTGTTAACCATAAACACAACATGATCGATGTTACCGATACATTGGTTGAGGATGATTTAATCAAAAAGAATCCGCTGTTTAGTTTATACTTCGAGGATAACGGTACGCCGTATGGCGAGATTCAGAGTCGGCATATATCTCAAATAGCGAGCACTCAAGCATTCGAGGGATTTGATTCATATAACCAGAGTGAAACTGTAGGTCAATATAAATTGAATTCTACTCAACAAGCAATGGTTGGATTAATCAGAAAACAACCACTTAGTATTATTGTTAACGGTATCGATTTTTTACAGATAGAGGGTAACAGTACTATAGGTAATAAGCTGGAAGTTATGTTTCCAGCCAATTTAAATGATGAAGGTAAGAGCTCTGACCGCTTTGACAAAAAGAAATCAGGGAACTACTTAATATACTCAGCTAAGCATTCTATTTCTAGAGATGCATATACTATAGCTTTGACGTGCGTTAAAATATCAAATGGTGATGTATGATACCCAAGACTTATGTTGATTTTTATGGTGACTCTGTACGTTGGTTTGTGGGTCATGTTGTAGATGTTGAAAAGGATCCGCTGAAAATTGGTCGCGTTAAGGTTAAAGCGCTCGGCGTATACGATAATATTGACGATGAACACTTACCGTGGGCCCAAATAACAGTTCCTGTGACGGCTGGTATACACAAAGGCGTAGGACAGAATCTAGGTATAGTAAAAGGTACACAGGTATTTGGAATATTCCTAGATGGTCAAAACTCACAGTTACCTCTTGTGCTCGGTTGTATTCCTAAAAAGGAAGACACTAATTCTAAGGCGTTGGATAATTATCCACTCAATAAAGTATACGAAACTGAATCTGGACATTATAAGGAATATGATGATACTAAGGATAAAGAGCGTATACGTGAGCAACATAAAAGTGGAACCTACTACGAATTACGAGCTGATGGCTCACGCGTGACGGTGGTAAAAAAAGATGATATTCTATTAGTTAGTGGAGATGTTACTATAATAGTACAAGGTAACGCATCTATCAGTTGCGTTAATGATGTGACACTAACCGCTAAGAATGTTGATATCAACGCTAGCGAAAATATAAAATTAAACTCATAGGTGAATTGTGGATAGTGATAATCTGGTGGAGAAGATCGTACCCGAACCCCCTCAAACGGAGTTTAAGTTCACTACACCTGAAGGTTTAGCTACGCTTGGCGAGCTGGGATTCGATACTGCGGCGCTTACGATTGAAATCCAAGTGCCCTGTGATAGTTTACCAACTAAAGCTGATCTAACCAATGCGTTCAACCAGATAGCACAGATACCTGCAAAACTTAAACAGCAACTGATAGAGCGGGCAGCTGAGCTTCAAGCAGAAGTCGTCGAACAAATAAACGCTCTGATAAAAGATATCGAAGAGTTGATGGATATGTTTGCCGACGTGTTATCTCCCTATTGGGAAAAAGGTAAGATCCGCAATTGGCAGAAAGAAGCTAAAGACTGTTGGGATGAGTTGATACAAGAGTACCACATTTATATCCCAGTAAAAATACTGGAGTTAATTAGTGAGCTTATTCCTATAGACTTCAATATCAACATACTTGGTATTGAAATAGATTTACTTAAAATATTTACGCAGGAAGAACAAGACCGAATCAAAGCACAGATTCTTGAAAAGATCCCAGAGCTACCTGAGCCCTTTACTGATTTGTTTAACGGAAGATGGCAAACGAAATGCGATGAGTGGAGAGCCAAGTATACTTGGCAGTATATCAAGAGTGAGATAATGGATTGGCTCAATAATGCTCTATGGAAAGCGTTCGCAGAGCTGATTAAAGAGTTTAAAGAAATATGGGACGAATTAGGCTTACCCGATCTACCAGCGTTGCTAGACTTTGACCTCGAAACCTTCATTCAGGAGCAGATAGAATTACTCGAGCAGAAAGCGCTTGAGAAGCTCAAGGAGATCGAAGACCAAATTGAAGCAGTGGTAGGTGACATAGAAAATGCTGNAGCGGACGTAGAAAATGCTGNGCAGAATATTGAAAACAAAGTAGAAAATGCTGCCCAGGATATTGAAGACAAAGTAACGGACAAATTAAAGCAGCTGGAGGAAGACCTGAAAAACTTCAGCGTAACTGGGTATATTATCAGTGAGCTTGAGCAGGTAGAGATCTTCGGCAAGAAACTTATAGACATTATAGGTGGACCTATTAACGAGAATGTCAAGTCTGGAGAAGAGCTTATTGCAGATCTCATGAGACAGGCTAAAGAATGGTTCGCTCAATGGCAAAAAGAGTTGATAGCTCAGTGGATCAGGAAGGTTAAGGAGTTTTTGGAAGCTATAGGTTTGGATAAGCTGCTTGCGTTGTTAGATCTCAACTTTTGCGACGTATTAAAACTGATTGGTATACCAACCACCTTCACTTTAACGGTATAAATAAAGAAAAAAGAGTTTAACACGATTATGGCAAAAGCATTTTCTATCGAAGATGGTAACTTGTTGAATAAGCCGATCGTCGCTAGTAGATCTAGAACCTACAAAGACGTCGATTGCTCATTCGAGAAAAGACCTTCGGGTGACGTTTACAAAAAGACTGACGCAGCTGCTGTTAAACAGTCTGTGCGTAACCTGTTGCTTACCAATAGAGGAGAAAAGCCGTTTCAGCCATACTTTGGTTCTCGGCTGCAGCGACTGATATTCTCTCTGGACACCGAAACCGATGAGAGTGATGTTGAGCAAGTAATACGAGAAGCAATCGATAACTATGAGCCGAGGGCAAGAGTGTCAAAAGTAAGTGCTAAATTTTCACCAGATTATAATTCTGCTAATGTTACTGTCGAGTTTAGAGTCGTTAATACGCTCCAAGATGTTACAGTGACAGTAACTGTTGCGAGGCTACGATAAATGTCGATATCAACATCCGACTTAGATTTTGAGAAGATCAAAACTAAACTAAAGACTTACTTTAAACAAAGCGACGAGTTTGCTGACTATGATTTTGAGGCAAGTGGCTTATCCAATATTCTAGATGTGCTGGCATATAATACACACATCAATGGATTGACTGCCAACATGGCAATCAACGAGTCTTTCCTGTCAACTGCACAGCTGCGTTCTTCTGTACTACAACACGCTGAAGCGCTTGGGTATTATCCGAAGTCGTCTACGGCAGCGACAGCATACCTAAACGTCACAGTGGAAGCTCCAAGTGGACCGAGCAGAATTGTAATGCCCGAATATACCCAATTCCGAGCGGACGTTGATGAGGTGTCGTATATATTTCGAACCGTTAATAATGTATCAGCCCCGAAGGTTGAGGGCACGTATACGTTCGACGTTGAAGTTAAGCAAGGCGAGCCGAAAGCAAGAACCTTTGTGGTTGGTGCTGAAGATGACGATCAGGTATTTGTTATCCCAGATGAGAATCTAGACAGCTCGACTGTAGTGGTTAAGGTATTTGACAATTTTAATACTGTAAACTATACACCATACGTTAATATCGATCGCGCGCTAACCGTTAATGAGGAATCGACGGTATATATGCTGCGAGAAGTTGCTAATGGTCACTATGAGTTATTCTTCGGTGACGGTAACGTGTTAGGTAGAGCTCCTGTAGCGGGAAATAAAATCAGGGTCGAGTATATATCGACTAAAGGGGCTGCTGCTAACACAGCTTCACAGTTTGAGGGCAGCTTGTTGTTGGTTAATGGCGTTGAATATCCCATTATTGTCAACTCTGCAGTAGAAGCGGCTGGTGGATCCAGCAAGGAATCTACCGCGTCAATCAAGAAAAATGCCCCAGCACTTCACACTACCCAAAAGAGATTGGTTACCGCACAGGACTATCAAACTCTCATCAAATCGACGTTCTCTCAATATATATCAGACGTTGTTGCTTGGGGCGGTGAGGATAACGACCCACCAAAATATGGAGCAGTTTTTGCCTCTTTGAAATTCAAAGATGGTTTGAGCAATCTGGCCCAGCAAGAAGTCAAGCAGATTATTAAGGATCAATTAACATCTAATATATCGATAATGTCCATAGATACAGAATTCGTGGATCCTAACATAGCCTTTCTTGAGTTGACCGTACAATTTAATATTGACGCGTCAAAGACTAGCACTACAGCTCAATCGCTAGAAGTAAAAGTCAGCCAATTGGTCCAAGATTATTTCTCCGAGAATTTAGAGACATTCAACACATCATTTAGACGGTCCAGATTACTGTCCCGTATCGATGACTTCTCTCAGGCTATCCTCAATTCTAGAGTTGATGTTAAGATGCAGCAGCGTATTTCAAATACAGTCGCTGGCATACCACATGACTATACGCTAACATACCCAGTAGTGCTAGCGTCTCCAGATAAGGACACNCACGTTATTACATCATCTGTATTCACNAGTAATGGTCAATCTGTCTTAATTAAGAACGAGCTTGGCTCCAACAGATTGCAATTGTTCAATACGTCGAATGTCCCTATACTGTTAAACGTAGGGTATTACAATAGTGCAACAGGTACGGTGAATATTAACGCTCTAACTATAGATCAAAACTCTACAATAAAGGTCAGCGCTGTACCAGCAAACCCGAGTACCATTTCGCCACCAAGGAATTTCATTCTTTCGTTAGACACGGCCGCTCTTAGCGTTACTGGTAGAAGAGAGGATATATAATGTCTGTGTTCAGAAATAATACTAGACGACTTTCGACTAAGTTTCATCGTAGTATCGTTTCTCACATATTGCCGGAATTTTATGCTCAGGAGTATCCAGCTCTAATTTCATTCCTCGAGACTTATTATCGGTATACTGGTGAGGAATCAGCATCATTCGATGATACCATTCGTGGATTGTTTGATATTCGTGATATATCATCCACTTCTTTAGAGTATTTGGATTATATATTATTCGAGATCGGTGATGGGTTAGATAACACTCAGTTTGGAGCTAACCCTCGGTTAATGACAAAATTGATATCTGCCTTATATAGAGCGAAAGGAACTCAGATATCTGCTGAACAGTTTTTTAAGTCATTCTACAAAGAAAATGTGGGGATTGAATATCCAAAGAGAAACATTTTCATACTTAACAGCCCCAGTCTGATTGGCCCACAGCATCTAGATTTTATTCAGGATGATAAGAAATATCAAATATTTTCTATTCTTATCAAAACAGGATTGTCTCTGTCTGACTATGAGGCGTTATATAAGAAGTTCATACACCCAGCTGGATGGTATTTGTCGGCAGAGGTGGTAACTCAATCAACGGCAAATGTAACCATTGTTCCCGGAGCTCCCGTCGATCCATTGGAGATACCAAATTATCCAATTGTTATGGGTAACGTGGTTGAAATTGACGTTGACCCAGAATATGCTTTACTTACTATGAGAGAAACAGACGTTAATGATGCTGATATTATTATTAGCTCAGTACCTTTGATGTCAACGTATCAGCAAGAATCGTTCCAGTCCTTACAGGATCAGGGGTTCAATACACTAGGGGATTTGGTTGACTTGACTACCCCAGCTACACTTGATGCGTTTTTAAACGCGTCTCATGATTTAACTACCCTCGACGAAGATACTCACAACTAAAGATAAAGAGAAAGAGAATTAAAATGGCTAGACTCATTCTAAATGCCGGGCAAGGAGCTAACGACGGAAGTGGTGATACTCTACGTCAGGCTACTGTTAAAATCAACGATAATTTTGCTGAATTATATAGTTTAGTCTCGCTGGGCGATGGTCTGACCCCTGAAGCGCTATCTTCTCTAATACTCAGCACAGTTAATAATCAACTGGCCACTCCGGGGACAGTCAATATAGCTGGGGATCCCAGCGTTGTTCAATTGGGTGATCGAATAACCCAACACGACTCTATTCTAGTGCAACTACAGGGAGCTGCTAGCAGCACTGATAGCGATATCGCGGTCACTGCTCTTCAAGTAGCTCAGTTAGCGTCTACTCTACAATTGAACCAACAAGAACTGGACGCCATAGCAGCTGCCGTTACGACTTTAGAGAATGCTGAAACGAGCGTCAGTGACTCGGACGTTCAAGCGGCAGTGGCTCTTGCGGTTATTGAGCTCAACGCTCGTTTATCAGCCGACAGCGATTTACTCCAAGCGCTTACTAACAATTTCAATATTCTATCATCTCAGGTTGTTGCATCAGACTCCGCTGTAAACACTTTATCGCAAGATATAGTGGCTCTTGGCGCAGCATTAGATCTAATAGATTCGGATTATATCCTATCAGCTAGTAATACAGCAATTACTGCATTAACTTCGCGCATTAATCTCGACAGTGACTCGTTGGCTAGTCTAGCCTCTCAAGTGACGCAGCTATCAGCTGATCTTCAATCGCTTAACATAGACAGTGATGTACTACAAGCCAGCTCACAATTATACGCTGGTCTGGAGGCTCGTGTTGATCTAGATAGCGATTCGTTGCAAGCATTAGCTGAACAAGTTACTCTGCTACAGACGCAGGTTAGCAATGATATCGTTAGTGCGACTTCCAATGTGGAGAACACATTAACTAGTCAAATAACACTTACTGATAGTGCCGTACAAGTACTAGCGCAAGAAATCACGGATCTTGAAGTTAGTTTAGCTGGAGATATTACCTCAGCTGTAGCTACCGCTACACAAGAGCTTACGACGCGTATCGATGACGATAGCGCAGCCCTGCAAGCGTTATCGCAACAAGTAACTGAGCTTCAAACGGACTTATCTTCATTAGATATTTCTGGCCAAGCTATCGCCGCTACATCATCAGCAATCAATAACCTACAAACACAGATAACTGCTACCGATAGTAACGTTGAAGTATTGGCAATTGACCTGAGTGAGCTGACGGTAGGATTAGCTAATGCAGACAGCACGCTAACATCCACAGCTGATGCTTTGCAGTCACTGCAAGCACGCGTCAACCTAGACAGCGATCGTCTCACGTCAGAAGCTTCTCGCTTAACACAACTTGAGACTGTAGTCAATGCTATTGATTCAGACTTTTTGATATCCGGTACTGCTACTGCTCGTGACGAACTACGCACACTGATAGAGCAGGGTGATAGCGCGATTGCTATACTAGCTCAGGATATCACCACGCTTGAAGCAGCACTAGCAAATGCGGGATTGGATTCAGGATATGTAACAGACTTAATCGCAACTGCGGAACAATCGCTGTCTGCCCGTATTGACGCAAACGATTCTAGTGTTATATCGCTAGCATCGGATATCACTTCTCTAGAAGCCAGTCTAGCCGACATAGACGTATCCGGAATTGCATTGAATGCTAATGCTATCAATCTATTGGAGGCGTCTGTAGTCCAAACTAGCGATGGATTAACAGCATTATCGCAAGATGTTACCCAGCTAGCTATTGATTTAAATGACCTGGATGGTCGCGCAGCAAGCGTAACGGCTGTTAACTCTTTAACAACGCGAGTGACCTCAACAGAATCTAGTATCGTATCTAATGCTGCTGACATAACGTCACTTCAGACCCAATTAAACAATATCGACGTTGCTGGTGAAGCGGTCAATGCTACTGCTGCAGCAATAAATAATTTACAAACTCAGATCACGGCTACAGATAGCGACGTGTCTATTATAGCCTCAGAGGTTACCCAGCTATCTGCCGATCTTCAAGGGATCGACCTGTCGGGCATTACAGCAAATGCTGACGCTATTTCATCACTCGTTGCTCGGGTAGATGCTGATAGTGATACCCTCAGTGTAGTCTCGTCAGAGGTTACCCAGCTGTCTGCCGATCTAGGATCTTTGGATCTATCCGGTATTGCAGCAAACGCTTCGGCCATAGATTCTCTAACAACTCGCGTAGATCAGGATAGCGAATCGTTATCTACTGTAGCTACAAGAGTTACTTCTCTAGAAGCNGCGTTAAGCGACGGTATTGATTCTGATGCTATATTGCAAGCTGTTGGTGGGGCATTATCCACTTTAGAAACTCGTGTAGATCAAGATAGCGATTCATTGGTAATACTATCTCAAGATGTGACAGCTCTCTCTGCATCGCTTATTGACACCCAAGCAAACGTTAATGCCAATACCAGCGCTCAGAATATATTGAGCAATCGAATCACTGCAACCGATAGTGATTTAGTAGCCGTTGCATCAGACGTCACGCGACTTGAGGCTGATTTGGGGTCAATCGATCTCAGCGGTATAGCAGCAAACGCTACCGCTATCCAAGGACTGTCGACTACTGTACAAAGCAATATAAACTCAATTAGCACCATATCGCAATCAGTTACTCAACTGGAAGCTGAGTTTGATGCATTAGACGTTTCAGGTATTCAGGCGAATGCTACAACTCTAGCTGAATTAACGTCAAGAGTAGACCAAGATAGTGATTCTCTTGTGGCACTGTCGTCAGACGTGGTTACACTTACATCTGGATTGCAACAACTCGACAGTAGTACAGGAGCTTCATTAGTTGCTTTAGCTGACGCCATCACTACCCTAGAGACTAGTGTAACATCTAATGATAGCGGTATCACATCCCTTTCGCAAGAAGTTACTACACTATCAGCCGAGCTGGATAATATCGACTTATCGGGTATAACATCAAACGCTAATGCTATTTCTTCACTAACCACTAAGGTTAACCAAGACTCTGATCGTCTGACAAGTGTTGCCAGTGAAGTCACTCAATTGTCTGCAGACTTGGGCAATATTGACCTCAGCGGTATTACGGCCAATGCGGACGCTATTAGCACTTTACAGACCACAGTTACTCAACAAGGAACTGACATCAGTGCTGTTGCGTCAGATGTAACTCAAATCTCAGCAGATCTTGCTGGATTAGATCTTTCGGGTATAGCGGCTAACGCTGACGCGTTAACAAGTTTAGATACACGCGTTACTTCTACCGAAGGTACCGTTACTACCCAAGCGTCCAAACTCACTCAATTGGAAGCGGCTATTAATGCGGTTGACTTGTCGGGTATAGATTCGAATTGGACTGCTATTACGGCGAACGCTTCATCATTGTCCGATTTAACCTCGCGCGTTACTTCTACCGAAGGTAGCATCACCTCAATATCATCCGATGTAACCGAGCTAGAGACTGAGCTAGCTAGTATTGATGGATCTCTGACAACAACTCAAACAGCCCTTGCATCATTAACATCTCGTGTGGATTTGGATAGCGATGGGTTGGTATCGGTTCAGTCGGATGTCACTTCGCTGCAATCAAGCGTCAATACTCTCAACTCAGGTAAAGCGTCAACAACATCGGTCAATAACTTAACAACTCGAGTGACGGCAGCTGAAGGATCTATTACAACAGCTCAGTCGGATATCACTACACTTGAAACTGACGTATCCAATGCCCAGGGAACACTTTCAACACAAGCAACAGCAATCTCTGGATTAAGTACACGTGTAACCGCTAATGAAGCTGATATCTCAGCGGCCCAGTCTGATATAACAACATTACAGACTAGTGTTACGGGTCTCGATGGCAGCAAGGCTACAACAACTGCTGTGTCAGCATTAGAGACACGAGTGGATGCAACTGAGACGGATATCTCAGCAGCTCAATCGGACATCACTTCGCTCGAAACAAGCGTTACTGGACTGAATAACAGTAAAGCAAGTACTACGGCCGTGAACGCATTGACGACGCGCGTGACAGCTACAGAAACGGACATCACAGCAGTTCAATCGGACGTCACCACACTTAGCACAACCGTTGATGGCAAGGCTTCTACGAGTGCTCTGAACGGTTTAACGACGCGTGTTACTGCTACCGAAGGTGAGATTGATACGGTACAAGATAACCTGACCTCCTTGACCACTACGGTCAATGGTAAGGCGTCTACAACCGCTCTCAATAACTTAACAACCCGGGTTACTTCTACTGAAGGTAGCATCTCTACTATCAATACAAACGTAACTGCTTTAGGTACAACAGTCGATGGTAAAGCATCGACAGCATCGGTTACTACGCTATCAGATCGTGTTGATGCTGACAGTGATCGGTTGGATGCTACACAAGAGAGTATTACAAACCTAACTAGCACCGTTGACGGAAAGGCTTCGACCACCGCGTTAAATGCGTTGACTACTCGAGTAAGTACTGCTGAAGGTGAAATCGATACCGCTCAATCAGATATTACATCCTTGACCACTACGGTAGGAACCAAAGCATCAACAGCATCAGTCAACACGCTAACCAATAGAGTAACAGAAGTCGAGGGCGATATCACCGCAGTTCAGAGTGACATTACCTCTTTAACGACCACCATAGGAACCAAAGCGTCAACGGCGTCAGTTAACACATTAACCAACAGAGTAACGGAAGTTGAAGGTGATATCACCGCAGTTCAAAGTGATATTACCTCGTTGACAACTAATGTAGGAACCAAAGCATCAACGACTGCTTTGGATAGTCTACAGAACCAAGTTAACTCAGAAGCAGGGTTGTTGGACACATTACAAACTAGCGTAACTTCGCTGACGAGTACAGTAAGCGGAAAGGCTTCAACGACTGCTTTGAATGCACTCACCAACAGAGTGAGTACTGCTGAAGGTGAAATTGATACTGTTCAGAGCTCTATTACAACTTTATCCTCAGCCGTTGACGGTAAGGCGTCTGCCACAGCTGTGACAGGATTGACCAATAGGGTGACGGCTGTTGAAGGAACTGCAACGGAAGTCGAACAGCGATACTTTGTGGATTTGGATAACAACGGTCGCGTTGCTGGTGTAGAGCTATATAATGGTACAGGCGGTTCAGCATTTAAGGTTGTTGCTGATAAATTCCAAATCTTCAACGGGACTTCGGATGTTTCCCCATTCACTGTAGCAGGAGGTGTAGTTAAACTATCCAATGCCACAGTGACCGGTCAGATTGACGTTAAGTCATCTACTAGCGGTCAACGCATGGAGATTAACAACACGACTATCACCATTTTTGACGCGTCAGGAAACGTCCGAGTAAAACTTGGAGATATCTAATTAAAATCATATAAATAGTTCATATGATTTTCAACAGGATATTACAATGCCAGCTATAATTCGACAAACCATGAGCAGGAATCTCGCAAGAGACCTGCTCAATGATGTTATCGCTTCAACTAACGAATACTATATTGGTATTGGTAAGTCTGACGTCTTTAACGATACAGATACGGTGATCAACCCTGTAGATAGTATATTGGAGGAAAAAGAGTTTCGCAATAACCTACAATCTATCAAGAAGGTTGAGGGAGCATCTTTTGCGGCCGCACGGTATAACTGGTCGTCGGGAATGGTCTACTCAGGTTGGAGTGATTCAGGAAATAGCCCATACCCATCTTACGTTTTAAACGACGCTAAGGAAGTATACCTCTGTCTAGAAACAGGCATGACTGAAACTGGCGAGATCAACGTTTCAACAATAGAGCCCAACTACGGTGCTCTTGGTGTCGATCATACCCAACACTTTAAAACAGGTGATGGTTATGTGTGGAAGTTCCTATTCTCGCTAACACCTGAAAATATCTATCAACATCTATCTTCAAATTGGATCCCTGTAGATCTTCCAGAAGAGTCACTGGCTGGCGGCGACTCAATCGAAGACTTACAGTTCCAGGTTAAGGAAGCGGCGGTCGCAGGACAAATTATTCGCGCAGAGATTGTTGATGCTGGATCCGGCTTCACTAATGCCCCTTCTATAGAGGTTCTTGGTGATGGGACTGGAGCGACAGCTACAGCTTACATTAATAACGGCACAATCACTAAAGTTGAAATGACTAGTTATGGTCACAGCTATACGCACGCAACTCTCGTGATTACTGGCGATGGGGTTGATGGTAAATTACGTGCTGTGATTACGGACATTAATGGACTTGGCTTTGATCCTATCAATGATATGAAGACCAGCTCTATAATGTTCAATATTAAACCTAATGGCGAAGAGGGTGGATCCTTTATTGTAGAAAATACATTCCGTCAGATGGGATTGATAAAAAATCCTCTTACTCCATCAGGTATACCATTCGCGGGTACCGCTTCTAAAGTGTTGCCTTCATTACAGCTAGCTGATACCTCACCCTTTGTGCCCGGTAAAAAGATTACAGGAATGCAAACGGGTGCTGTGGCATATGTAAATGAATCCCAGGATAACATGGTTCACTATCATCAAAATGAATCAACCGGATTTGTTAGCTTCAATACTGGCGAAAGTGTTTCGCAAGAAGGTATAGTTGTCACTGGAGTGATCAGCGATCAGCAGGTTAAAAATGGTATCGATCGAACCTCTGGAGATGTACTTTATATTGAGAATAGATACCGTATTAGACGTGATGCTGAACAGCAAGAAGACATTAAAATAGTGATTACAATTTAGGATAACCGATGAGCAATTTCACCAGTAAGACATTTAAAGAAACATATCGTGACTTTTATGATAAAGAAAGCGGTTATCATCGTGTTTTATTCAATTCAGGTAAAGCACTACAAGCTCGCGAACTAAATGAGCTGCAGACTATACTCCATGAAGAGATAGCGCGGTTTGGACGTAACATCTTTCGTGAAGGAGCCACAGTTAAAGCTGGTGGCTCAATAATCGACAACTCTAAAGAGTATATCCGGCTGCAAGCTGGTACTCTGGTGCCCGAGAATATTGTAGGACAACAGTACCAAAATGCGCAGGGAATCAAGTTCATGGTAGAAGAGTACCATGAAGCTACTGATGTAGATCCTCAAACATTATATGTTAGATACGTCGACACCTCTGCAGTAGTTGACACGAGTGTTCCTGCACGCGTCAACCCAAGCGAGATATTAACGCCCGTAGGAGCTACAACCTTTCCTCTTACCGTAGCTTTAGATGGAGACGTTCCTGCTGTGGGTACTGGAACTAGTATATCCGTCAACGAAGGAGTTTTCTTCGTTGCTGGCCATTTCGTTCACTCTCCTCAGCAATCAACTTACATCGACAAGTATAATTCCAAGCCAACCGTGGACTTTGGATTCCAAGTAGTGGAAAGTGTTATTACGGAAGGAGAAGACGTTACTCTATACGATAATCAGGGTGCTTTTCCAAACACCGCAGCCCCAGGTGCTCACCGATACAAGATTGAATTGACTCCCACTACCCGCGACGCTCTCACAGAGGAAGAAAACTTTGTGTTTGTAGCTCGGATTGTCAATGGGGTAATCACGCGTGAAGTTGACGCTAAAGATGATTATAATATCATTAACGACTTACTCGCTACTCGTACCAAAGAAGAATCGGGGGATTATGTAGCCCGCGAATTCAAAACAATAATGCAGGACAAGGATGATCTAACTCTAAATCTAGAGGTCACCCCAGGAACTGCTTATGTCGATGGCTACCGATTAGACTTCGGTACTACTAATTTAGATGTCGGGCGCGCTCGTGCGACCGGTACCGTAAACAATGATAGCGTAATAGCCCAATACGGTAATTACGTGATCATCGACCCTACCCAAAGTACCGGATTGAGCGAGTTAACCTCATTCGATCAAGTTAGCTTGGGTAATGGGGGGACTGCAAACGTTCGTGCTATTGAAAACGTAGGCGGTGAATATAGGCTTTATCTTTTCAATATACAAATGCCTGTAGGGTCTAACTTCAGAGACGTAACAACTATCACTGGAGTGAGCGGTTCGTGCACATTAAAAGTTCCTGGCCTACTTGGCGGAATCGACAACACGTTACTGTTTCCACTTCCTCACTCACGTCCTCAAGGTATTGTTGATACTAATTTTACCTCACAGCGTACAATCGAAGCTGTGGCAAACAGCTCTGGTGAAATACTAATTTCCGATACTATTAATGGGTCATATCTTCCCGTAATATTCCAGACTGGAGTAGGTCTTGCCACTGGGTGGAGTACAACATCAAATAAAATTACTGGGCTCACGCCTTCGACTCCATACATAGTCACATATTACTTTGAATCATCTAACCCTAGGGTTAGATCTAAAATCCCAGTCACTATAACAGAAAATGTTACTATTGGTGACGGCGTAGCCCCTGTACAAGGCCCAACATTTATACAGGGTACTACAATGTGGCGAGTGGAAAACAGAACTGGAGCCGCAAGTATTGTGTGGAACGGTGAGCTGATTACTACAGCTAGTGGTGCATCAGATATCACTACCCTTAATGCTGAAGGATTCCAGTATACTCGCGGAAGCACTCAAACGCCCACGTTTACAACTACCTTTACGGCTCCAACATCTACCAATCTAAATTATGTAGACTTCGTAGGTAACTATGTCCGACCACTAGACTTTACTAGGGTCAGAGCCAGCATTTACGCTGCGCCGGGTTTTACGCGTGTGGAAGAAGAATCATACTCTAGATTTTTAGAGATTGAACTTAGACCAGGTGAGCCTGACTTTCTAGAGCTACCTTTCACCCGAATGGCAACTAACACTTATGCTGGTCCAGGCCGGGCAAGTACATTCGTCGGAAACTATACGCGTAGCTCCTCATATACCCGATCTAGAGCAAGTACCTACACCGGTTACTATACTCAAGGAGAGGGAAGCACTACGGGCGAGAATTATACCTATTATGCCGTATCTCGTCAAGCGTTGGCCAGTAGCCTAGATCTCTCCGCTATCACGTTAGATTATGCTGATGGCACCAAATTAGTTCAGATCGTTGATGCTTCAGGTAACGACGTTACTGGGTCATTTGAGTTTGATGGCGGTCAGCGTGATAATTATTACGGACCAATTAAACTTAGACTGAAATCTGGATTAACTGCAGAAGCAGGTTCTCAGTATACTGTTATTTTTCAGCACTACTTCCATGGGGACGGGGACTATTTCAGTGTCGAGTCGTACCCTACAATTTACAGTAACGTACCGTCATATAAAACATCTTCTGGTGATACAATACAACTGACTGATGTATTAGACTTCCGTCCGGTAATTTTAGCGGATGGTATTCAGTCGAGTAGCATCAACACACTACCAAGAAACAAAAGTATTATCAGCGTCGACGCTACTTACTACTTACCGCGTATAGACCTTCTGGTAGCTAATACTCTAGATTCGAGGGGTAGACTTGGTACTGGACGCCTACAAATAATTGAAGGTGAGGCGGCGCTAGATCCCCGTCCACCTCAAGTGCCGGTTGGTTCGCTATCATTATTCCAGATAGATCTGAATGCTTATACAGCAGATAAGAATGATTTATCTACTACTAGGATTCCGCACAAACGGTTCACTATGCAAGACATTGCAAAGTTGGAAGACCGAATCGATACCTTGTTTGAGCTTACCACACTTAGCTTACTCGAAGCAGATACAGCAACACTGGCGGTATTGGACGAGCTCGGTAATAACCGTACCAAATCAGGATTCATAGCTGACAACTTCAGATCACTAAACTTCTGTGATTTGAATAACCCCGATTATCGCGCTTCAGTTGAACCAACAAGTGGAGAGTTGATGCCGTCGTTTAGAGAGAACTCTGTGCGTCTCGCTATGAGGCAAAGCTCGGCTGTTAAGAAAGGGGATGTTGCAGTACTGCCTCATGTTAACACGTTACTAGCTAGTCAGCTACTGGCCACTGGCAGAATGAATATCAATCCGTTCGCTGTAATTACGCAAACCGGTCACATGACATTATCTCCAGCTACGGATGAGTGGGTAGAAGTACGTCAGCTGCCCGAGATTATGCAATCCAACGTACGTCGAACCAGCACCGATAGAACTGGTGGCGGACGCGGTGGTAGGGTTACATCGCGAATCGTAGAAACCACTATCCAAGAGTTTTTAGGAGAGCAGGTTGTTGACGTTGAAGTAGTGCCGTTCATGAGATCTCGTGAAGTTTATTTCCGGGTCGAAGGACTGAGACCAAAAACTAGAATGTTTGCCTTCTTCGGTAACCAATCTGTGCAGCCATGGGTGCGTCAAGAAAATGTATTTAGACTTTTCTCCGATAACCCAAGAGAGTCCGGAAGTGAGTTTGCTAGCGCTAGCGGACACCCGAATGGGTCTACAGAGCTAGTAACAGACGACAACGGTGTATTGATTGGGTCATTCTTTGTACCAAACACCCCCAGTATGTCATTCCGTACTGGTCAACAAGAATTTAAATTACTTGACGTTAGCATCAACGATGACGATATGGCTATTTCATCATCGAGAGCTAACTATGAATCGGTCGGTCGTATTGATGCGGTACAACGCACCATTCGCAGTACACGAATCGTAGAAACTATCTCTGAGCGCATAGATCCTCTCGCTCAAACGTTCTTCATCGATCAAGTCGAGAATCCTAATGGGTTGTTCCTAACCCATGTTAAAGTATTCATGGAGAGTAAAGATAGCGCGATTCCGTTACAAGTACAAATCCGACCCGTAGAAAATGGCATACCAACTACACGAATCGTCCCTGGATCAAATAAGTTTGTATCCCCTTCGAATATCAACGTGGTGCCATTAACACCCGATACTGATATAGCAGATGTTCGATTGTTTGGTGGTACAGATATTGATTTCGATGAACCNGTGTATTTAACCCCAGGNGAAGAGTATGCCATNGTACTGTTAGCCGAATCGGTTGAATACAACGCGTACGTTGCTGAAACCTACGAGTTTATCCTTGGGCCGAATCAGCGAGAAGGTAGAGTGGATAAGCAGCCAACTCTTGGCTCACTATTCTTATCACAGAATGGTTCTACTTGGACACCCGATCAAACGAGAGACTTAATGTTTGAGTTGTATCGCGCTGAGTTTGATACAACTGCTAATGTAGTGTTATCTAACACAGAAGTACCTAAGATTACATTAGGTCCAAATCCTATCTCAGTTGAGAAGAATAGTGCGTTAGTAAACATTGCCCATCAGGGTCATGGATTCAACGCAAATGACGAAGTTGAGATTAGTGGCGTCCAGGGTACTATTGGAGGAATCCCTGCAGCAAGTTTAAATAGTACCCATCTAATAGCAAGTGTGTCTTGGGAAGGATATCAGATTAACGTGGGGACAGTAGCCACCGCTTCTGTACTAGGAGGAGGCTCTTCAGTTGTAGCAAGTGAGCAGATCATGATTGACGAGATGACTCCTAACATTGCCAACATCACTCCTAACGGAACACGTATAACGGCAACAGTAACTCAAACATCTGGAGCCTCGTTTGGAGGAAACCGTAACAACCCTCTGTATAATGGTGCATATTCATCTGTGGGCTCAAAGCAGGTATTCATCAACGATCTCAACCTGAACGATAGACCGACGATTATAGCATCGCCTGATGACATGACCTTCAACATCACTCTATCAACCACTGATACTAAAGTATCTCCCTTGATTGATCTTCAACGGGTATCAGTAATGACACTAGAGAACGTTATTGATATGGGAACGGCTGCTCAGCATATTACTACACCTGTAATCCTAGATGAGTCAGCTGTAGGGCTTAAAATACTATTTTCGGCCCATCGGCCAAGTACAGTCGAGTTTGAGGTTTATGTTAAAACAGCAGCAGACGAATCTTCACTAGAGGTATCTGAGTGGGTGTTGGTTGACGCTGATAATAACATACCGAGTGACGAGAGTCGAAACGTGTTTAGAGAATATTCATACACCATAGACACTGATGATCAATTCAATATATTCCAAGCTAGGGTTGTAATGCAATCAACCAACTCTTCGAAGATTCCTATCATCAGCGACTTCAGAACAATAGCGTTGGCTGTTTAATATGTTACAAAAAGTAAAGGGTCACACTCATCTAATGAGAGATAAAAGAACCGGAGCGATTCTCAATATGGATCGCTCTGGGATTTCTCAGGCCAAAGCTAGAAAAGCTGCTCATCAACAAGAGCTGGATAGAATAAATACCTTAGAGAAAGAGATAGCAGAAATAAAGTCGTTGCTTTCTCTAATAGTGGAGAAATTGTAAATGGCTTTTCAAATAATCAATCTAGCTGATCACATCAACGCCGCTGTTGATAAGATGAATGAAAACTTCGACCTTATCAGCTGGACGGCGGATAGCGATGCCATCAACAATACCATCAATAATTATATTGATAGCGATGTCATCAACAATATTATCAATAATTATATTGACAGTAGCGTAATTAATCAATTCATAAACAGCGACACTATCAATAACTACCTCGATCAAAGTACTATAATTAATATTATAGATTCGGATTTCATACAATCCATAATACTTAATTTGAATCTTGATGGTTCTATAGACTCGAGTCAATTTTACAGTATATTAGCTGAGACTGGCTTAGTAGCTAGAGTAGATAATGTTGAAGGGGGCTTAGTATTATTAGCCCAAGACTATACCAATCTATCAACCAACTACACTAATCTAGATTCAGATGTATCAGCACTGTCGACTGCTTATAGTGGGTTAACTTCCCAGATATCTGTGCTCGATAGTGGCATTGAGGTATTATCACAGGATCTGGTGAGTTTAGAAGCTCAATTTACTGGCAGTATCGAATTGGATTCCGCAGTAATTGTGCAAGCGATTGGTGGCGCACTCACCACATTAGATACTAGAATAAATGCTAACTCAGATGAGATCAGTGTTGTCTCTCAGGCCGTTACGAACTTATCAGCTGACCTATCATTACTTGATAGTACATTATCCCCCCTAATACAAGCTAATTCAACAGCAATTTCCAATCTTGTGGCATCTGCCACAGCTAACTCGGATGAGCTTGAAGTACTATCCGGCCGGTTTGATAGCTTCCAAGTAACTCTACAAAATGCCATTGATAGTGGATTAGAGATCAACCCAGATGATGTTGCTGCAGCAGTGGGTGGNATTACTGATGATTTATATACTAGAATTTACGCAAACTCTGATAAAATCGGAGTTGTATCTGCATCAATAACAAGCCTAAACTCTAAGCTAACGTTACTCGATAGCGCTGGGGCATTAACCGATGTAATTGCAGATGCGGTGTCCGATCTCAGAGCCGAAGTTGTAGCAGGCGACAGTGGCAATTTAAATGCTATTTCCCAGTTAGAGGTAACTCTTAACAACAAAATCGATAGTGATGTCCAAACTGCGTTGACAACATTATCAAATACATATGTTACGGATGGAGAGCTCACTACAGCTGTACAGAACGCAACCACATCACTAACACAAACGATTAATAATACGGTAGCAACCGCCGAGCAGACCCTCAACACTAGAATAGACGGTATCGATCTTAGTGTTGAAGTTGGGTATACTCTAAACTTAGATGCTAATGGTCATGTAGCTGGTATTGAATTTAACAATAATGGCGAAACTGCCGCTATGTCCATCTTTGCTGATAAGTTTGCTATAGTAAACTCATCGGACAGTGCTATTCGGCCATTTACCGTCGACGGTGACCAGATTCTACTATCAAACGCTACTGTTACAGGATCCCTAAATATAAGCTCTAGTACTACGGCCGGGTCCATGACAATGACTAATGACTTAATGCAGATATTTGATGCTGGTGGTAACCCCCGCGTTAGATTTGGCCGGCTAGCATAAAGGATTAAAAAATGGCTGATTTTACAGTATCGTATACAAGGACATTATCATTCGCAGGGAACTACGTAACGTCGTTCACTCGAAATCGTGTATCTTCGTATAGCTCCGATACAACAAATACATTTTCTGCAACCTTTACGCGACTGCGCCCGTCAACCTATACCAGGAATAGACAAAGCACTTATTCCGGAACATTTGTTAGAACTTTTTCTGGGTATTATAGTAGAGCGTTTGCGGGTAATTATTCCCAATCATTTGCTGGGACTTATACTAGAACGTTCACCGTTTCTAGAGTCTCTGCATACACCAGAGACAGAACACAAAATTTTACTAGAACACGAACGTCGGTAACGAGCTCTCGACTTTTCGTTCGTTCATTTTCCAGATATCAATACTTTACCCCATTTTACACTAGAGTGGGTAGTCAAGGATATTTTGCTGCGGTGTATACGGCTTATTATGGTGGGACCTACAGTAGGACTATATCGCGTACTGGTACAATAACATCTNTATTATTCACCGCTCCTAATGGGGGGATTGAGCCGTAATGCCTGAATNCTATTATACAAGAACCTCCACATTTACTAGAATTAGCACCCGAACAGGAGGCACTACAGCTGACTTTTCAGGTACTCCAAGAGTCGTAGATTATACTAGGACTAGAGCAGGTACTGCTAGTACTCGACTAATATCATATGCGAATTTTGAGGATGGTAACGAAAGTACTGCGTTTTATTCTAGGTCATTCGTCGGCGATTTCATTGGAAACTTCACCGGTAATTATGTTAGATCGTTTAGTAGATCTAGAACCGTAGAGTCAATTGGGTATTACTCGAGAAACTATATTGGGTATTACACAAGAGCGTACCAAGGGTTTTATACAGTATCATCAGCTGGGGGATATTCGCGGTTATTTGCCGGTAACTATGCCCGATCATTCCTAGGAGTGTATTCCAGGGGGTACAGCGGATTATATACTAGAAGCTCTACGAACACATTTAGTGGAACATTCACCAGAACTTCTGTAGGCGACTATACAAGAACTACGACTCGTGTTAGTACAATTTCTGGTGGTACTGGAGCTCCTCCTACGTATACTGGTGCGCCAGCATCNGATGCTGAATATGGTCTGGTGGTATATGGACCAGATGGTGTAACTGAAATTATCAACCCTACAACTAGAGTATTAAACCTAGTATTTTACGGTAGTGTTTCGGTTGGACCATACTCAACGACAAATATTACAATAGAAGATGTAGGGGATCCTACCAAAGTTATTGTAGCGTTTGGTTTCAGGTATACTTCTATAAGCTATTCTGTATCAGGCAACACACTGACAGTGATAAACGATCGCTCTACCGCATCAGCTCCAGTTATAATAGCAGCGAGGATAGCATAATGAGTTACGGATTAGTTGTTAAATCATTTGATGGTGGCGGTAACGAGATTATCCAACTTGATACCGAGCGAGGGCTTGTCAACTATGTTATCACCGCCATGGGGTCTGGGTGGTCGGTACCTGTTTCCGGTTACGGTAAAAACAGATTAGTGTTCATTAGACCCCATACCGACGCTAACGGAAACTATGTACAGGGAGTAGACGACGAGGTAGCTATTTTAGCCGGTACCCTCGGTGGCCCAGTTATGAAATTTGTATCATCCGACTACGCAGCATATAACNGTGATGGGTTTGCTTGGAATCAAGCGTATGCCCTAAGATCCGTCCAGTATATTATTATGGAAGATGTAACAAATGTANCCGCGGTTGGCGAGTATGGTTTACAAGTGTTGACGGCTGGTGGGGAGTCTGCCTTCGATTCTAGAAAAATTAAATTCAATGCTGGATTACGCGTTAATTCTATTATTCCAGCTAGGGCTCTTAATGGATATGGCTCCGATCCAATTAGTACGGACGCCTCAAAATATATCAGCGCTGACTGGACTTACTGGGATTCCTTAGGAAGTAAAGCCTGCATAATCCCACAGCCTGGTACTCAAAATGCATACCACCTAGATATGGATAAGGATGAACCTGATCCAGCGGGTGGTCAGGGGTTCGAACCAACGTATTATTATGATAATTATGGTCCTATATGGATTGCTGAGCAAATTTAAAAAGAGGAAATTATTGAAATGACAACAGTAGTAAAATATGTAGCTAAAATTGAGGAAGATACTGGCCGTATCATGTGTGTAGAATTTCCTCAAGCATCNGTACCACCAGAAGGTACTGAAAATGGGATTACCACAGTTCACGTGACGCCTGATAGAATGACAGAAGGCTTCATGGGCCCTGGTTGGAACCCCTTACTGCATTTTTGGGATGGATCATCGTTCGTATATGTAGGAAAACCTCCAAATCGTCACGCTATATATAATGGTACTGATTGGGAGTGGGATGCTGTGGCATTCATGAACGACATCAAGGGTATACGTAACAATAAACTATACAAATCGGATTGGACTCAATCTCCCGATGCACCATTAACAGAAGAGGAAAAGCAGGCGTGGGCAGTATATAGACAACAACTACGCGACTTTCCGTCAACATTAGACAACCCTGCTAGTTTAGAGGAATTGGTATGGCCCATGCAACCATAACATATATTCTCTCCCCTTTCTGGTAGAAATACTATACTATGAAAAGTTATTATAGTCAAGTTATTTTTTGTGTTGACTTTGACTGATAAATAGCTTACACTAAGACTAGTGGATGTCCTAATAGAGATGCACTAGTCTTTTGATTATCTGTAAGGATAAAACTTATATAAATAAACGCATCCTATTAACTTTTAAAAAAGAGAGCGATTAAAAGTGTCAGCATCTAGTATCCCATTAAAAATACTGAATTCAGATGGTGACCTGAAGGAATTTACGCCGTTAGAAGAAAATTATCTGGCGTATGCAGTAGGACAAGCATTACTAAACCCAACTGATGTTGGTTCACTAACGCTTAGCCCAACGGGAGTTGCTGTCGGTTCTTATGTTGATACATACTTCAACCAGAGCCCCGGAACTCACCCTGCCAGCCAAATCACTTCTGGTTCAACTACTACGACCCTTCGTCAGGTAGCGGGACCAGCAACTGAAAGCGGCCAAAACATTCCTGTAGGTTACTACGCCCAAGATCCTAATCCCGGTTTCTACGAAATGGTAGACGCGGACTTATCCAACTTAGCTAATCGTGTACTCGGTAACATGGTCCAGAATGACTATATCGGTACCTATCGATTGGCAGCATCTTCACCTGGATCAGATTACTCTATCCATATAGCGAACGTCTTCACTGACACGCGTGGGGATGGGGTATCTACAAACTATCACATCTATATTCGTAACTCAATGACGGCCGTTGGAGCTGTTCGTCCCGTTCGCGTACGATACGACGGCTCGAACTTTGGTGGCTTCCAAGAGATGACTGATGCTGAGATCCAAGACGTGTTGGGTCAGCGTATCAAGACATTGAGATCGTCAGTTGGTAGTATTGGTAGCTATCAATTACTTTCTTCAGCTCAAGGCGCACCCATCGGTGGTGGTACGTGGAAGGTTGTTGGTACAGCCGTAAACACCAAGCTAACGACAGCTCAAATCGATTATACGCGCAGCCGCAACTCGAGCTACGTACAGACCCGAGTTTCAGCCTACACGCGTAACAGAGTGTCTACCTTTAGTGGTACATATTCACGCACTACAAGCCAAGTATTTGTCGGCAATTACGCTGGTAACTATAGCCGCGACTTCGCCGGCAATTATTCACGAGGTTTTGTAGGGGAATATACTGGCGATTTCGTAGGAGTATATTCTCGTTTACGCTCTTCAGCTTATTCTGATAACTATGCCCGTAATCGTATTTCGACTTACGCTGGCACATATTCACGCAATCGTGTAAGTACATATTCGCGTAACCGAGTCTCAGCCTATGCTGGTACGTATGCTCGTAATAGGGTGTCGTCTTATGCTGGCACATATTCGCGTAACCGCGTCTCAGCCTATGCAGGCACGTATTCACGCAATCGCGTAAGTACATATGCTCGTACTCGTCTCACGGCATTTTCTGCCGACTACACAGGCGTATACACGCGTGCACGCGCATCTGTTTATACACGAGCTCGCGTTTCAACTTACTCTGCTGACTACACTGGCACGTATTCCCGTGCTCGGGTCTCTGCATACTCTCGCGCGCGCACATCGGCGTATGCCCGTGACCGTGTAACCGACTTTGCTGGTAACTTTATTGGTAACTATAGCCGCAACTTCGTAGGAGATTACTCTCGCGGGTTTGCTGGTAACTACGCGCGCGGCTATGCTGGTAACTTTGTCGGTAATTACGCCACAACATATACTGGCGACTTCGTAGGTAACTATGCACGTGGGTTTGTCGGCGATTATGTTGGCGACTTCGTAGGCAACTATGCTCGTACCAGGGTAACGAACTATACGCGCGATGACGCTGCGACATTAACCTTTACTCGAGTACTAGCGTATACTGGTAACTATTCAACTGCCTATACCCGTGACCGTGTAACCAACTTCACCACGAGTCCATCGTATTCACGTACACGTATTACAAACTATGTAATATCGCCATCGTATTCACGTACACGTATTACAGACTATGCAATATCGCCATCATACACGCGCGCTCGTGCCGCTACGCTAGATTATACGCGTACCCGAGCTGCGAGCTACACTGGTGACTATGCCCGTACAGCATACTATACTGGCAACTATGCTCGTGTAGCATACTATACTGGCAACTATGCTCGTNTATATTACTATACCGGTAACTACGCTCGTTCATTGACTTACACTGGNGACTTCGTAGGTAACTATACTAGAACTGGTGCAGTAGCTTATACCCGTAATAGGGCTGCTATAGGGTATTATTCGCGAAATCTGTCGTACTCTAGAACTGGAACATCATACTACGTTGGTCCTCCAAGTCCACCAATAGGGCCAGATCCTGGTGATCCTCAGATATACACACGAACCGCCACTACATATTATTCGCGAACTGTAATATACACGCGCACAGTAACATACGCTGGGAACTATGCTCGTAATGTAACATATGATTATACTAGGACGAGAGCTACTAACTATACCACCGTCCTAGGTTACTCACGCGATCGTGCTTACTATCCAGCGTATTCTCGTGATCGTGCTTACTATCCAGCGTATTCTCGTGATCGTGCTTACTATCCAGCGTATACTCGAGTTCGCGCAGCTAGCTATGTAGGAAACTATACTAGGGCAGTAACATACACTGGCAACTATGCTCGTACGTTAATTTATACTGGCGACTTCGTAGGTAATTATGCTCGTACGTTAACTTATACTGGCGACTTCGTTGGCAACTATGCTCGTACGTTGGTTTATGCAGGAAACTTCGTAGGCAACTACGCTAGAGCTTATGTTGCGGACTATACACGTACTGGGTATTATACTCGCGTTAGCTCGTACATCGGGGATTTCGTCGGTGACTTTGTTGGAGAGTATGCTAGAACTTCGGTTCGTACAAGCGTTCGTACCCGTAGTAGCGCATATGCTCGTACTCGTATTACAGACTACGTTGGCGACTTTACACGTACAAGTACGCGCACTCGATACTCCGCGTACGTTCGTACTCGCGTTTCAGCTTATGCTCGTACTCGTTCTAGTGCTTACGCTAGAGATCGTGTAACGAACTTTGCTGGTAACTTCATTGGCAACTATGCTCGTACCTTCGCAGGTAACTATGCTAGATCGTTTGCTGGTGAATACGTAGGTAACTATGTTGGCAATTATGCGAGAGCATTTACTGGAAATTATGCTAGATCGTTTGCTGGTGAATACACAGGTAATTATGTGGGCAACTACACCGGCGACTTCGTTGGCAACTACAGTCGTGCATTTGCTGGTGAATACGCAGGTAACTACAGCAGAACATTTGTTGGTGAATACTCCGGCACATACAACAGAACATTTGTTGGTGAGTACTCTGGTAACTATACTCGCGGATTCGCTGGAAACTATTCTCGTGGCTTTGCTGGCGAGTATATCGGAAACTATTCGCGCGGATTCGTTGGGGATTATGTAGGCAACTACAGTCGTGCATTTGCTGGTGAATATACAGGCAACTACACTAATGTATTCTCACGCACCCGCGTTAGCGCATACTCTCGTGCGCGTACATCATCGTATACCGATGATTATGCCCGTAACCGTGTATCAACATATGTAGGTGAATACGTTGGGGCATACGCCAGAGGCTATGCTGGAAACTACTCGCGAGACTTCGTGGGCAACTACTCACGAGCGTTTGTTGGTAACTATGTTGGTATGACTATCCAGCCAACGTTCAACATTGTTGAGACGTATACGTTGTATGTAAGGGTTGCCTAACCCCATAGAAGTATGGTATGATATAGGTAATAGTGGGTCATGGAAGACCCACTTTATTATACTAATATATAACACATGAATGATATGAATTTTTAATCTATTTGGAGTTTTTATAAGATGGCTACTAAAAAATGGCTTGATAATGCGTTCTGGGAAACAGATGAAAAGCAACAGCTTAATTGTATTCTAGAAATCGTTGACGATGAGGGGCGCGAAGTTCGACAGGTTATGAAGCTGAATCGTACAGACCGTGAGGGTAATCCTAACGCGATGTTCGAAGAGGTAGTTGAGGCGCTGGGCGAAGAAGCAATTGATCGAGAGACTTCAGATCGAGTTACGCGGAAGAAAGCAGAAGCTGATGAGAATAAGCAGCGCGACTTAGAACATCAGAAAGCGCGTAAGCTCGAGAAGTTATTTAACTATAAATTAGAAGCATTTGAAGTTGATGAGATTAAAGCATCTAAAAACCGTGCGCTCAAGGGTAAGCTGCGCCGCGCTAAATCGAGAATTGAAGTTGATTTATATTCAATTATGATTTTACAAGAAGCTCTTGAGGCCGGGACTGATGGAAAAGAGTAAGGGATTTGTTATAGTTGCGAGCAGAAATCGCAACTTTTATCTATACGCTATTAATCTCGCTGAATCCATTAGAGATTATTATGAAGACTGTAACATTTGCTTAGTTACAGAGGAAAGGTTTATTGACGATCGTGGTTACGATGTTGCTGATGATGTTATCTTCTGCGACGACCACTATCGCGCTAAGTTATGGGGTATGGCGAAATCACCATATGACATAACAATGTATATTGATGCTGACATGGAATGTGAGCACGAAGATATTATTAAAGTATGGGATGAGATGAAAGACTATGATATGGTTTTCTCTGAACTTACTGATGATCGTGACTACATCTACGCTGAGCGGGATTTTGACACCCCAGAGGGTAAATCTAAATTCATACTTTGCGGTGGTGTTTGTTTATACGATATGTCTAAGCCCATTGTTCGTGAGTTCATGCAAGATTGGTGGGATTTGACTCATAAGCAGATGAACGATACTTGGTGGCCTGATGGTTATGCTGACTCATTAAAATCTTGGGATCAGTTTAGCTTGTGGTGGTTGACCAATAAAGAAGAAAAATATAAAGATCTTAACATTGGAATCTTCGATGACGATTTAAGATGGAACTATTACAACGCACTAAATTGGGCGAGAACTCAGCCAGAAGGACCCGTAATTTTACGTCACTTCTCTGCTGGCTTAGAAAAGGATAAACCGATCTTATGACACAGATTAACGAATCATATGTAAAGCACGTGGATGTCAATAACCCAGAGCTGCTTGATATTTTAAACGAATACTCCCAACTATACACGTGGGACGGGCTCGAGGAACATTGCCACCTAACTGCGGCCGAGCATATTCTTCAACGTCCTCATTGGATGTCTGACGAGTATCTCCAGCAGGTTATGGATCAGGGCGAAGCTCATGAAGGCTTCCCCGATATGATAGTAGCCTATAACTTCAAACTTTCGGAGCGCGCTCACACATTCTTTAAGAGTGATGCTGATCCAGTATTCAAGCGCGACTTCACTAACAAGTTGGGTGAGCTTAACGACCGAATGATGAACTTCTTGTCTGTTAAGCATAACGCATTATGTGCCATCTACCCTCCAGGTGGATTCATTTCATGGCACAACAATGCCAATGCTCCAGGGTATAACCTAATTTTTACCTGGTCGGAAACGGGCGATGGTCACTTCTCTTATGTTCACCCCGAGACAAAGGAAGTTGTCAAGTGTGAAGATACCGCTGGTAAGTGGACTTGTAAAGCCACATACTTCGGTTCACATGAAGAGAAAGAAAAGCAGATGTACCACGCTGCTGAAAGTGAATGTTGGCGTGTTACAGTTTCTTATGTGTTCGATACGACAGATACTTCAGCTGAATTCCGAGAAATGGTCCTAGAGGACATATCTGCTGGGGCTTAATTGCCTATAATTTCATTTTCCTAGTTTCTAGTCCTTATAAATATAATTAATTGTTTTGTGTAGGCTTAGAACTAGGAAAATAAATGTCAACCACTTACGAAGATTTCACTATAGCTCAAGGATCCGATGTTGCGTTCCAACTCGAGCTCGTAGAACTTGACGGTTCCACCAAAAACCTCACTGGTTATTCAGTACAAGCTAAGATGAAAAAGTCTTATAACAGCGATACTGATAAAACTATTGACTTCACGGCCATTGTTGCACAACCTGCGACAGATGGTGTCGTAGTACTAAGTCTCACGAACGAACAAACAGATACACTATCTACCCGCGGTAGATACGTCTATGACGTTGAGCTCAACTATGTAGATAGTGATGGCTACACGATCGTAGAACGTATCCTAGAGGGAAAGATAAAGGTATCTCCGTCTGTAACGAGGTAGTATTATGCCTATAAGGAAAATATCCCCATCTAATCCTGACAGTACACATTATGTGTCGGGGGTAGGTACTGGTACTGCAACCAAGGTCAAAAGAGTAACCGTTGGTAAGCCTGTGCGTCGCGTCACCGCTGATAATGGCACATTAGGCGGGTTGAATGATGTACAGGCTAGTGACGCATTAGATGGAGATGTTCTCGTGTATCATGAAAGTGATAACTCGTGGCATGCACAGAAACTATTAGACAAACAAGAAATTAACGGTGGACAATACTGATGGCCTCAATTATTAGAATCAAACGATCTGGCGTACAGGGAAATCCCACTACCCTAGCTCAAGGTGAATTAGCTTATTCATATTTTAACGGCGATGGTGGCGATCGGTTATATATCGGTACTGGCGTTGAGACGGGCGGAGATGCCGTCAACCATACGGTAATCGGTGGTGCATACTACGTCAGCCTGTTGGGTGGTGAAGGTGACGCTCCGTTTGGTGTAGCTACTCCCAATACAGCACTGATCCTAGATTCAGATGGTAAGGTAGACACTTTATCGGCTGGTGGGGTCACGTTTCTCAATTCTCAATTAACTACCGCTGGTGACTTAACACTCTCGCTGGGTGGAGATTTATCTCTAAGTGGATCGAGAATTACCAATCTAGCCGAGCCGATTGATTCTGCTGACGCCACAACAAAATTCTACGTTGATAGTAGAATCACTGACCTTGCTCCAGATTTACGTATTGCTGGGGATACAGGATCTGCTTCGGTTTACCTTAAAACCGAAACGCTATCGATCTTAGGTGGGGACGGACTACAAGTCTCCGTTGATAGTGATACTAATTCAATATCGGTCAATTACGTTCCTACTGGTGTTACTAGCGGCACGTATGGTTCACAGACACAAATCCCCACATTCACAGTTGATTCAGATGGTAGATTGACTCAAGCTGGTGTAGTTGATGTTGCTACTCAACTCACAATCAATGGGGATTCAATATCGTTACTAGACTCTGATGTAACATTTGATGCATCCGACAATTTATTAGTCGAATACGACTCGCTAACGAATACGATCAATTATGCATTAAACGCTGAGGTATCTAACCTTACCAGTTTAGAGGTTGGTAACTTACGGCTTGTTGGCAACACATTATATTCTACCGATAGCTCAAATACCTTATACATTGATCCTGCTCCAACAGATTCGGACGGTGGTACATTAGTAGTCCGCGGTAACCTAGTTGTTCAGGGTACTCAAACGATAATCAACTCCACGGTAATGTCGGTCAATGACCTGACACTTACTCTTGCGGATGAAGCAACCACACCGGCAGAAGCTGATGGCGCTGGTATCTTTATCGCTGGTGCTGACGCGTCTATAGTATACAATGCCGCTAACGATGTTATTGATATTAATAAGGGTCTAAATATACTTGCTCCGTTCTCTATCAATGGAACGGCGATTGAGCAGGTAATCGACTCTGAGGTAGCAAATTTACTAACTGCTGGTGTAGGGATCGACTTAGCTTATTTCGATTCTGATAACGAATTAGTTATCTCAGCTGAATATGCATCGACCGTAAGTGCTGGTATAGCGTCTTTCGATTCGGCTCAGTTTTTAGTGTCAGCCGCTGGTGCAACCACGATATACCAATTGGATGGTGGTACGTACTAAATAATAATTGATAAACTTTGAGTAAATCGTCATATACGAATTGAAGTTTATTATAGTATACTTGCCCTTTATATAAGGGATGAATGAATGGGAGTAGCCAAGCTTGGCGCGCAATATAGATATCAGGCTCCGTAGATCCGCGGTTCCTGGAAATATACCGACGGTAGAACAATTAAACCTCGGCGAGTTGGCAATCAACACAGCCGATGGTAAACTATACCTAAAGAAAAGAATAGATGACGTTGAACAAGTCGTCGAGGTTGGTGCTGATACTCGCTCAGGTCTCGTCAGTACATTTAATACGTATATCTACACGTCTGACGGAACATTACAAGCCGTAAATGGTGCGGATGACTTTGGCAACTTCCTCTCATACGATCTAGCTTCCCCTCGAAGAATTCAAGTATACCTCAATGGTGTTTTATTACATCAAGGTATAGATTATACTGCTCCAGACGGAACATCGATAACGTTCGCATACCCTATCGATGAAGGTCAGGTTGTTCAGATTGCTGCCTACAACTCCGATGGTGCATCGATCGATGCAGACCTGATACTAGATGACGGGTTCTCACTTACAGTCGGTACAGACGAGGAGACTAAGTTATACCATAATGGAGTCAATACCGTATTACGTCATATGGCGTATGGTGATAACACGTTTAAGATGCAGTGGCGGGATTCCGATCGCTTAGAAATGGGTGAGAACGGAATCAACATTACTGGCAATTTAACTATTAACGGTAATGAGCTAGTAACCGATTCTGACGTGTTGGTCCTAATCGATGGAACAGTTACACGTGCTTATGTAGAGAGCTTAGATCTAACGGCTGGTGCTATTTCCTATAATGCTGACAGTAATGGATTGTTGGCCACCAATGTTCAGGCCGCATTAGACGAATTGCAGCTCAATAAGCTGGATATTAACTCCCTGTCATCGTCGGTTGTTTTTTATCCTACCACAGCACTCTCAGATTTACCAGGAGCCAATAAACTCGTTACCTCGCTGGACGATTCTGATTATAATGATGTCGAGGCGATTGTAAATACCGGACTTATAGATTCTGATTCCACCTTCATAGCAACAGTTGTTTCTGACAAGGGGGTATTACAAGGATCTACAGGCACCATCAATATCCATACTATCGGTGATATAAGACGACACGCGGAAGACGGAACTGGATTAGCTCGGTTCTACTTTGAAGTATATAAAATAGATTCTGATAACAACGAAACCCTTTTAGGTACTTCCTCGCTAACCAAGCTGGTCGGCGACGATGGGGATGTTTTCGAGGAGTTCTACGCAGACGCTCTGATTCAAAGTACATTGTTTGGGTCTGGCGATAGAGTTGCGATGAAGTATTTTGGGATATCCGAATCCTCAAATCAAACTTCTTTCGACTTTAAGTTCGGTGGCTCACAACCGATCCGCTCAACATTCCCTGTTCCTGTAAACGTTATTCCCAAAGCAATAAGCCAAGCATCAGAAGTTGTTTTAAGCACCTCATTGTTTGGCGGCATTTTGTCTGGGAACGATGACACCGTACAGAAAGCGCTAGAAACACTAGACGTTATAACCACCACAAATGTTCCAGAGGGGACAAACGAATACTTCACTACAGAGAAGGCCAGAAGTACTATAAATCAAGGTGCTGGCATTCAGTATAACCAGGCTAGCGGTACCGTTTCTGTAGACTTGAATAATATACCAACAATTAATTACGTTGATTCGCTCACACAACTGATGTATGATTCAGCGGTAGCTGTTGCAAATCTATACACCGACACGTCCGTATCTAACCTATCAACTGCAATTGATTCCAGCCTGCTCGATGTATACAATCTATTGGATTCTGCTAATCTATATACGGATGCCGGCGACTCAAGTACTCTAGCTGCTGCAAACCTATATGCTGATAATGGCGACTCGAGTACTCTAGCTGCTGCCGTCACATACACCGACTCAGCAATCAATATAGCTATCACTAACATAATTGATGGTGCTCCTGAAGTATTAGACACATTAAATGAGTTGGCGGCAGCTTTGGGCGACGACTCAGATTTCATTGGTACTGTTCAGAATTGGATCAACCAAAAGCTCGATAAAACTGCCACCACGGATCAGTTAGCCGAGGGAGTATTAAATAAATACTTTACCACAGAGCGCGCTCGTAGCTCGGTAACCGGAGACAATGGCTTACTATATAACTCTGATACCGGTGAATTCATTTTCGATGAATCGTACGATGCTGTGTTCAATACTGTTACAGCGTCTCAGTTCAATGGTAATGCTACTAGCGCAACTGAAGCAGATTTACTTGATGGTCAGCACGGATCCTATTATAGGATAAATATTTACGACCAAACCGGTAATTTATTGAACTAGAGTGGACCTATTGACACTTCCTGCGGTCTAATAAACATATAAATACAGACACCTATAACTAAGCCTCGGTAGTGTTGCTGTATATGATCAATAACAAATCCTTCAACCGTGTCCTTGCAGAGAGCTTGTTTAATTTGGCTAAGTCCAAACAAACAACTATTGAGCAAGGGGATGGCACTGAGACGCAAATCTTCGATCTGATTGAAGGTACCTCATCATCGACTAATGATCGTACTGTGATTCCTGAAGCGCAATATATTATTGCACCAGGGGATACTGCTACGTTCTCATTAAACGGGACACCGGTTCGCGATGATCTCATCGATGTCTGGGTCAATGACGTATTACAACTTCCCCAAGAAACTTATGAAACCATAGGCAATACTATTCAGTTCTTTGAAATCCCAGCTTCTGGCTGGGAGATATACATTAAATTTCGTTAGTATATTATTATAAACGTTTATTACCAACAAAACTAACCTAGGAGACATTAAATGTCATTTAGACAGATTAAATCACCTGCACTAGCCAACAAAGCAGTCATCAGCACAAAACTTGATGAAAGCGTTGTACAGGGTCAGGGTACCCTTACAGGAATGGCTAATCCTGCAGATTGCTTTACGCTATTATATGACGTAGGTTCAGACTCTCTAAAGAAAATCAGTACTGCTGATTTATTTGGATCGTTCGACACCGACGACTTAGCGGAAGGCGATGCTCAGTTCTTCACACCTGAGCGTGCGCAAGCGGCAGTTGCCTCTGATATCGCGGCCGCGGTAACAGTTGAGACTAACCGCGCAGTTGCCGCAGAGGCGTTGCTACAAGCAGCGATTGACTCTGAAGAAGCTGCACGTATCGCAAAGGATAATTCACAAGATACGGCGATTACCGCTGAAGTATCGCGCGCTCAAGGCGAAGAATCTCGCATTGAAACTGCATACCAAGCTGCCGATAGCGCTCTTTCTGTGCGCATCGACAACATCATCTCTAACGTAGATGAAGTCGCTCTTAACTCACTAGCAGAAATTGTTGAAGCGTTCCAAGATGCTGATGATATATTGTCTGCCTCAGTTATCGCTAACTCTAACGCAATCAGCAATGAAGTTGCTCGCGCAACAGCTGCTGAAGGTGTTAATGCTACTGCTATCGCAACTGAAACCTCACGTGCTCAAACAGCCGAAGGTCAGCTAACTGCTGCTGTGACAGCTGAACAGGCTGCACGGATTGCTGGTGATAATGCATTAGACGCTCGCTTGACGACCGCTGAAGGTGATATCGACGCACTAGAAGCTGGACTTGCTGCTGAAATTTCACAGACTGGTTCTGAGATTACAGCACTGCAAAGCGACTTAGCTGATGAAATTACACGCGCTACTGGCGCTGAAGCTGCTAACGCATCGAACCTTCAAGACGAAATCAGTGCTCGCATAGCTGCAGATACGTCAGTTCGTACGGACTTGACTGCAGCCTTCCAAGCTGGCGATGCTGCCACTTTGGTTTCTGCTAAAGCATACGCCGATGTTATTGAGGCTGCTGGAATTGCTAAAGATTCCGATCAAGACGTTTCTATCCAAGCAAACGCTGATGCAATCGTTGCTGAAGTTGCTCGTGCGACTGCTGCTGAAGGTGTTAACGCTACAGCCATCACCACAGAAGCAAGTGCCCGTGCTGCAGCAGATACGTTATTATCTAACGATATCTCAGCTGAAGCGGCTCGCGCTATTGGCGAAGAGCAACGAATCGAAGCTAAGTTGGACAACGTTATCTCCAACACTGATTCTGCCGCTTTAGATTCGTTAACTGAAATCGTTGCCGAATTCCAGAAAGTTGATGGAGAAATCCAAGCACTTGTTAACTCTAACACTGTAGCTATTAGCAACGAAGCATCCGCTCGTGCTTCTGCTGACACAGTATTGGATGGCAAGATTACTACAGAAGCTGGGACTCGTGCTGCTGCTGACACCAGCTTGCAAAATCAAATCGATGCAATCGAACTCGATTATATCGAACGTGACGTTGTTGTACAGGCTGCCGCTGCTGCGGATGCAACCGCTAAAGCTGATCAAGCAGAAGCTGATGCAATTGCCCATGCGGATGCACGAGATACTGCTCTTATTGGCGACGCATCTGTAAACGGTACTGCTGGAAACACTGTTTCCGCTCGTATCCTGACTGCCCAACAAGCTGCAAACACTTACACAGATCAACAAGTTGCTGCTGAAGCCGCTACTCGTTTAGCTGCTGATGATGCATTATCACTTCGTGCGACCAATCTTGAAGGTCGTATGGATACAGCTGAGACCGATATCGAAGCCAATGCTGCCGACATCGTAGTAGAGCAAACTGCTCGTCTTGCTGGTGATGCTGGATTAGCTGCTGACATCGTAACCGAGACCAACTCTCGTGTTGCTGGTGATCTTAATTTACAAAACCAAATCGACGCTGAAGAAACTGCTCGAATCGCAGCTGACACAGCTAACGCAACTGCAATCTCTAACGAAGTAACTCGTGCTACTGGTGTTGAAGCTGGCTTGCGAACAGATGTTGATGCTAATACAGTATCAGCTGCTGCTAACGCAACTGCAATCAATAACGAAGTAACTCGCGCTAAAGCGGCCGAGGCTGCAAATGCTACTGCTATCACAACAGAAGCCAGCACACGTGCTGCTGCCGATGTGGTGTTGCAGGGTAACATTGATACAGAAGAAGCTGCCCGTATCGCTGGCGATGCTGCATTACGCACCGACGTTGATCAAAACGCTTCAGACATCGGCGACAATGCTGCGGCAATCTCTGCTGAAGTAACACGCGCCACTGCTGCTGAAGGTCAAATCGCATCAGATTTATCTGACGAAGTAACACGCGCCACTGCTGCTGAAGGTGTCCTAACTGCTAACCTAGCAAGTGAAGTACAATCACGAATCGATGGCGATGCTGCATTACGCACTGATGTTGACGCAAACGCTGCTGATATCGCAGGTCTTGATTCTGATCTATCATCTGAAATCGCTCGCGCACAAGCAGCTGAACTTGCTAATACACAGGCAATCTCTGCTGAAGTAACTCGTGCTACTGGTGTTGAAGCTGGTTTGCGTACTGACGTTGACTTGGTAACTGGTCGCGTTGATGCAATCATCGGTACTTCTCCAGAAACTCTTGATACACTACAAGAAATCGTCTCTGCATTCGAAGATGCTGACTCAGACATCCAAGCAATCATCTCTGCTAACTCTGGCCGTCTGACAGTTAACGAAGCGGACATTGACGCTGTAGAACTACGCGCTACTGACCTAGAAACTCGTGCTACTTCTCTAGAAGGTCGTGCTACTTCTCTAGAAACTGAACAGTCTGCTCAAGGCAGCCGTCTGACAGTTAACGAAGCTGACATCGACTCATTAGAGACTAAAGTTGGTACTGGTACATTAAATACAACTGCAACTTCGCTTGCAGGCGCAATCAACGAAATCCACGGTGAGTTGGATGTTGAAGCTGGCCACGTTGATACACTACAATCAGAAATGGTTGTCGTTGAAGGTAAGGTCGCTACTTTAGAATCAGAAATGGATGCCGTAGAAGGTCGTGCTACTTCTCTTGAAGGACGTATGTCTGTTGAAGAAGGTAACGTTGACGCTCTACAAGTTAAAGTTGGTTCTGCTACTCTCGGAACAACTGCTACTGATCTGTCTGCTGCAATCAACGAAATCCACGGTGAACTAAATGTAGAAGCTGGTAAAGTATCCACATTAGAATCCGAAATGGATGCTGTAGAAGGTCGTGCTACTTCTCTTGAAGGACGTGCCGACGGCCACGATTCAGACATCGCTGGTCTTGATATCCGATTGACTACTGCTGAGTCTGACATTGATTCATTGGAGTCAAAAGTTGGTACTGGTGTATTCGACACAACTGCTCAGACCATTGTCGGTGCTGTTAATGAAGTACACGGCGAAGTTGACGCAATCGAAGTTCGCGTAACTGCTAACGAGTCTAGTATTTCTAGCAACACTTCAGCAATTACGGCTGAGACGTCACGTGCCGAAGGCCAAGAAGCTGCTATCCGCTCTGAATTTGCTGCTGCTGATGATGTAGTCACTGCCGCATATATTGCTGCGGATGCTGTTGTCAAGTCAGAAGCTGCTGCAGATGCTACTTCTAAAGCAAACGCTGCTGAAGCGAGTGCGAAAGTATACGCTGACGACATCGTTGCTGACGAAGCGGTTGCTCGTGAGAACGCTGATACAGTACTACAAACAGCAATCACTAACGAAGAAAGCGCTCGTGTTTCTGCTGACGCTGCATTGTCTAACCGTGCTACCGCTCTAGAAACAGAAATGACTGCTACTCAGTTGGGTGCTGGTCTTGCTACTGATGGATCGTACGTTGCTCCAAGTGGATCTAACTACTTAGATCTAGCTACTTCATTGAAAAATGCTGACGCTAAACTTGACGCAGCAATTGCAGCTGAAGTATCACGTGCTCAAGGTATCGAGTCTGGTCTACAATCTGAAATTGATGCTGAAGAATTGGCACGTGCTGCTGGCGATTCTGCATTGAATGCTTCTTTGGCTGCTGAAGTTGCTCGTGCAACAGGCGTCGAGGCTACACAAGCTGGCTTGATCCAAGGTAATGCTGACGCAATTGTTGCTGAAGCGGTTGCTCGTTCAGCTGCTGACGATGCGTTGCAGGTTCAGATCGACTTTATTAAAGCCAACACGGATTCTGCTGCTCTGGATTCATTAACAGAAATCGTAGCTGCCTTCCAGGCTGCTGACGGTACTCTTACTGGTCTAGTATCTCAGAACCAAACTGATATTGCAACTAACGCTTCAGGTCTTGCTGCAGAATTGACTGCACGTGCTTCTGGCGACGCTTCACTGCAAACTAATATCGACAACTTGAGCACTTCTGTTAATACAGCTCTTGCCGGTAAAGTTAGCAAGTCTGGCGACAGCATGACAGGCGAATTGGCGATGGGCGGAAACAAAGTTTCTGGTGTCGCTAACGGTACAGATGCTGCAGATGCGGTTAACAAAGGTCAATTGGACGCGGGTCTTGCTGCACAGCATATCTCACAGTTCGATACTAGCGACCTTGCGGAAGATCCACTTGGCACAAACCTGTACTTCACAGATGTTCGTGCACAAGATGCTATCTCAGTCACAGATGTATCAGGTGAAGGAAAAGTATCTAAGACTGGTGGTGTAATCTCTGTAGATACTGCTAAGTCACTTCTTGAGTTGACTGACGTAGTTGATTCTGCGATCACAGATAAAGAAGGCTTCGTGTTACGTGCTAAGACAGACGGAACTGGCTTCGAGTTAGTATCACCAGACTTACTATCATTCTCACGTTCTAAGCGTCAAGTATTTAGTGGCGACGGTGCTCAAACAACGTTTGCTGTTAACTTTGAAGTTACAGAACAGAATGCTATGGTATTCGTTGGTGGTGTTATTCAGGATCCATCAGTACACTACTTCATCGATACGGAAAACAGTACAATTACATTCAATGGAGCGATGCCAGTCGGTACTCAAGCAGTATTGGTTGCAACATCGTCAACTTCGGTTGGTGTACTTGATCCGGGCTCAGTAACACTGGAAACACTAGCTTCAAACGTCAAAGTGTTCCAGCAAGGTTCTGACGCTATCGTTGGGACTTCACCTACTACAGTTTCATCATTCCCAATGAGCGTATACCGATCCGCGAAATACATCGTATCGGTTGAGTTGAACGGTGAATTCGAAACTCGTGAATGTTTAGTTGTACATAACGGTACTGACGCGTTTATCACTGAATACGCGATTATATTTACAGGCAATGATGTACTTGGTGACACTGATGTTCGAGTGGTGAATGGGGTTGTAGAATTAACGTACACAGCTGTATCTTCGGGTGCGGTAGTGACTGCTTCAGCCACATACGTTGACGTATAATAGATTATAATCTAGGTGGGGGTCAAACCCCCACCTTTTATATAATAAATAATCCTATTATAAACTTTAAAAAATAAAGGTAAAGAAAACATGGCAACTAATAAAAAATTTAGAATCCAGAATGGTGCGAATATCGAAGGTGAATTATCCATCGGTAACGTTACCGTTATTGGCTCGGATGGTCTTGTTGCTGCTGCTTCGGTAGAACCTGCTGTTCAATCGATAGTTGATGCCCCATACATCAACGCGTTGAATATTACTG